CTGGTTATTCCGCATGAAGATGGCAATGGGCACCAGAAAATTGACCTGCTGATTGGCGGCTCACCTTGTCAGGGATTTTCGTTTGCTGGCAAGCAACTCAATTTTGACGATCCGCGTTCCAAACTCTTCTTTGAGTTTGTGCGGCTGTTGAAAGCGTTGAAGCCAAAGTATTTCCTGTTGGAGAACGTCAATATGAAGAAAGAATATCAGGACGTTATATCTGACCTTCTGGGATGCAAGCCTGTGGATATCAACTCTAATCGTGTGAGTGCGCAGAATCGGCGGCGTTTGTATTGGACGAACATTCCAGTCAAGTCTTTGCCGGAGAACAAGCATGTCTATTTGAAGGACATCTTGGAGGATGGGTTCACGGATCGCGAGAAGTCGCATTGCATTGACGCGAACTACTTCAAGGGCGGCAATCTGAAGTCGTACTTTCAGAAGAACCGCCGCCAGCTTGTGTTTGATTTTGACGATCCAACGGAAACCGGATTGCAGTTGGCTGGCGAGGCAGACCTCAAAGGTCACGGCTACAATCGCCGCGTCTATCATCCGGATGGCAAGGCACCAAGTTTGTGCGCGGCATCTGGCGGCAATCTGGAGCCTAAGATTCTTCAAGTTGCGAGGGGCAAGAACCAAGGCGGCATCAAGGCGGACGATGGGAAGGTTCCCACGTTGAGCGGATCGTCATGGGAGCACAATAATTTTGTGTTGTATCCGGCATCTATTGTTGGGCGCCGTTTGAAGGATGGAGTCCGCGATGACTATAACAAGGACGTTCCGGTCAATCAGTGTTTGGAGGTTCATGACACGAAGGGCAAGTCACGTTGTTTGTCCACGGTGGAGAAGGACACATTGGTTTCGCCGTTGCCGGAGGGCAGGTATCCGGACGCATACAGCGATGAGATGCGTTTGATGTGGCGCAAGTTGACGCCCATCGAATGTGAGCGGTTGCAGACTGTGCCGGACAATTACACCAACCATGTGTCGAACACCCAGCGTTATAGGATGTTGGGCAATGGCTGGACGATTGACGTTATATGTCATTTGCTGGAGGGCATGAGGGATGTTGCCGATCAGTAGATGCCACACATGTGGCGAGAAGGCGGATGCGAAGGATGGCAATAGGCTTCTTTGCACGGATTGTTGGTTCAAAATCTACGGAGGTAGAAATGGGAAAAGTAAAAGCATGGGTCATGGACATGGAGGAGGATGCCATCGACATGACCGTGGAGGAGTGGACAACCAAACATGGCGAAAGCCTGATTGAGGTTTATCACGAGGCGCGGCGCAAGTACGCGGATTTGGTGGAGGATGAAGATGAGTGACATGGACTGGACATTGAGCTTCCTGTCGGAGGTGGCAGGTCAGATCACAACGTCATCAGGTGAGGGCAGCACGACACGTTTGTTTGCGTGGGCATCTCCGGAGGTGGCTAATTATTGGCTGTTTTACATTGTGGATGACAACGGCAAACAGGGCGTGAGGATTGTGTCATTCATTGCTCCGCACCCGCAGTTGTATTCTGTGATTGGTTACTGCGAGTACCATGGCATTCAATGTGAGGTGGACGAGAGTCTGCCGGAGGAGGATGACGATGAGTAGGGTTCATGGGAGTCCGGCGGATCGTGGTTCGGCGGACGCATATTATGGGCGCCGTCCTGAACCGCACTACAATCAGGTGCAGGAAAACGGTTCGATGAAGCGCATCGAGCGCGAGGATATGACGGATGAGCAGGTCCAGGATTACCTCCGCGCCTATGAAAACGAGGATGACCGCAAGGATTGGGGCGGTCCAGAGCTGGAGGATGATGATGCTGAAACTTGAAATAATTCCAGGATTGCGTCCTGAAGACCGCTGGTTGGACTGGGTTTACAAGATGCGGAACAAGCGGGCAGACCTTGACGCGACTCGTGAATATCATGAGCAGCACCCCCCGCAAGTTGGTGATTTGGTTGTGGTGTTGCACACGGCCTCGCATTACGAAATGCAAAAGCCGCATGTGACAAGAATCAAGGCGATGACCGACAGGGGTCGGATTGTTGTGGATCACGATCATGAGGCATGGGCAGGCAAATCATTCTGGAAGTCGGGGCAGAATTGCAAGGCTCCGAAGGGGCAGTGTTGGTTGGTTCCCGCTGAACTTTACCGAGATATCCCTCTTAGTCGTGAAAGGGCGCGTGAGCAACGCTCCGAACAATTCAAAGTGCAGTCTGATGCGGAGCGGTTGAGCCTGACTCAAATGTCTCAAATGTTGGGTGGAGCGCGTGAATACGTTAACCAGATTAACCTTTTGGTGTCGGAATTTGGTTTGACGATAGAACAGGCAGACGATGAATTAAACCGTGAGTTGAGTAGCGAAATCGAACTGGTTGGGAAACGGACTCAGCTCGGAAAGCGCATAACTCGTGAGATGATCCGCAATCATTGCAGACAATCATTAGCTCAGGACAAAGCGTTGAGGAGCAAGGGTCTGGAGTCTGAGAATCAGATGATTAAGAGGGGTCAGATGAGATCCGAGGGCAGAAGGAGGGCATGGCAATGAAGAATGCGGCTGACATGACGGTTGATGAGTTCGCGCAGGAATTAGCGCGGCTCCGCAACAAGGCGTGGTTCATTAAGACGGTTGCTGGCACACGGCAGGACCGTAGTTACAGGAATCAAAGCGCGGTGATTTTTATGGAAAAGGTAAGGGCGATGACAAGACCAACAAAACTGGCTAGTGCCACCAAGAATTATAATCTGTTGATGCGTCAGCGGACATGGGAAATTTTATCCCGAAAGTCCGATGAGTTGACGCACATCACCAACCAGCAAGTCAGCGCAGCGGACATCATCCGCCTGTGTATCGACATGCACATGGAGAAGACCTGTGATGAGATTGAGCGAAGATTCCGCGCCCAAAGATATGGATAAGGAGTACCTGATTGCGCAGGACTACATCCTGCATGGCACTCATTATTATTGCGTTAAGGCTGACACTATGGGTGAGGCGGTGGCGTTGATCGAAAACGATCCGGAGGTTCGTCCGGATCATAGCGAAGCGCATGACATCGTTATCGCTGGATATACCGAAGCGGAGGACAATTATGATAGTTAGTTTTTTAACAATCGTGTTGATGTGTACTGGAAACCAATGCGAGTGGGTTGAAGGTTCGACTCATGAGCACGAGTGGCAGTGCTTGTATGAGATCGCGGATATGCGTCCAAAATACTATGAAAATAAGACCATGAAATTTGTGGACTGTAAGAAGATAACAAGCTATAAACATGGGCAATGATAATAAAATCTATGATTTCACAATTACCTTGTATTCAAACAAGCTGAAGATTGTGAAGGAGGTGAGCTGTAAGCCCACCGAAGTGGAGAAGGTGATTGACGAACTGGACGAGCAAGCCAGCGTCCCCAGAAGGGGAGACGGTCACCATGGTTACTACATCGAAGTCGAAGTAAGGAGGTACAAAGATGTATTTAGGAAACCAAGCGGTGTTGATAAACGACACCCTAAACCTGCTACGCGGAAAGCTAGTACGGTTCATTCTGGAGGACGGGGACATGCGGATGATCGCAAACCTCGTGGCAACAGCGGACGAACTGGGTCTGGAGTACGATCAGGAGTCGATGACGTATCAGGATCGAAAGGCCAAAGAAGCAAGGCGCAAGAGCCGAGCGCAACTAGCAAAGGAACTCGAGCCAGGTCTGAACGCGCTGTTCGGGAAGGCGTACAGCCAGCACGATCCAGAGGCAAAGCGTCAAGAGACAAACCGCAAGGCGCGAGAGCGGTATCACGCAAAAAAGAAGAAAGGTAAGGCCAATGGCAGCAAAGCGCGGAAGACCTCAAGTTGAGGAGAAGGCAGCTTTTCGTAACGTAGCGGTTCCGATGGAGATTTATAACATGATCCGCGAGTTGTCGAAGGCTGAAGAGCGGACGATTGCTAGGCAACTAGCCGTCCTGATCAAAGACGCATACCAGCAGAAAAATGGAGAGACGGTATGATTAAAAATTTTCTGAAGACATTTTTCCCGATGTTTTATTCCGAGCCAGAGCGTGCGCGGGATAGTCGGGGCAGGCTTGTTGGTGACGACAGGAAGACACCTACGTTCAATGAAGCGTGGGTCGGGGGTCAGGCTCCGGCGAAGAAGGTTGCACCCAAGGCGGCGCCGAAGAAGCGTGGTCGTCCGAAGGGAAGCAAGAACAAGAAGAAATGAAACGCAATCCGGTAGCACGCAAGATTCGTGAGCCGAGGTTCAGGAAGCGTGTCGTAAAATCCAAGAAGGTATATACAAGGAAGGGGCGGTCAATCCGCCCCTTTCATTATGCCTCCCACCTAAACTTCAGCTGCCCATAGATTGGTTGCCATTCTCGGCTCCGATTCTTGCGATCCCAGCCCTGCGAGGTAGGTTTGACCTCCCCGACAATCTTCCAACCGGCGCCCCGAAGCGAGGAGCCAGACTCTTCCTGCAAGGTATATGTGATCATGCGTTTGCCGCCCATCTGTTGCCAGATTCGCCAACACCGCCCGTAAAGAAAACTGCACGAGTTTTTGGGTGCGTGATCTACAACGCAAACTCTGGTAACCTCGGCGGTTGAGCCATCGTCCAGCATCCGAGCTACAGGTCTGCCCACAATGGCTACTCCGACAAGTTCTCCTGCATAGGTCGCCCCGATAGCAAACTTCCCACCGCCAGTAGGTTTGTTATGACGGTGGAAGTTATCTACGAACTCATTCGCTTCACGAATACTAACGGGTGTGACCTCAAGTTTCACGACAATGACCCAGCCTTATCGGTGGTATCAAAGTCACAAGCCTGTTCTCCCTGACAACATTCGCTAATAACCAGATGACATACCGTGCATTGTATGTGCCCATGCACATCAACTGGCGGCATCATCGTCTGGCATCGAGGGCAGTGCCCCGCTGCCATTCGTTTTGCAAAAGTGCCATCACCTTGATCTATCATATTTCTCCTCCATTCTCAGGCACACGGCCTCCTGATTTACCGGCATGTTCTCCCAGAAGACCTGAGTCGCTGTCACATGGCACTCCGCTATTGTTGGATGCACCGACAGGACTCTGGCATCTAGGTTGTCTATGCTGTTCGCTGTGACCAGAACGAGAAGCCAAATCATTCCGCCTCCGGCTCTGCCTTATAAACATTTCTTTTTGCCTCAAGCGATATGACATTGTCTCTCCCCAAACCTTTGATGAACTTCTCCGCAATATCTGGTGTCAGACCTGTTAGCTTCCCAAACCGGTCAACAGCTTGAGCGAGTGTCAGACCGCCTTTCTTGTAGTCAACCAGCACATCTATGCTGCCTGTGATTTTGGTGTCAGCTTCAGCCATTCTCTAGCTTCCTCTCCTAATACTCGTGCACCTATATCTATCTTATCACGAAGTGCCTTGACGATCTTCTCATCAATGGTTCCCGTCCGCAAGTAGGTCGATATATGTGACAGGGTTCTTCTGACCTATACGATGACAGCGATCCTCGGACTGGATCCGAGTTTCAAGATTAAAGTCGTTAGCATAATAAATCACTGTATTGGCCTCGGTCAGCGTGAGGCCGTATCCTGCGGTGGCTGGATTCGCCACGAAGAATCTTGCGTTTCCGTTCTGGAATCTGTCGATGGCAAGTTGCCGATCCTGGTCTGATGTGTCTCCGTAGTAGGAGACCACCGACTGTTCGCCATACACTTTGGCTAGCTCTGCCCGAATGTGGATGATGTCGTAGCGAAACCTGGACCAGATGATGATCTTGCCTGACACCTCCTCGATACAATCCATCATGGCAGACAGGCGCTGGGTTGGGATTTCAATCAGATCGCCCTCGTCAGTCTTTATGTGACCGGAGAGAACCTGCTGGATGCGCAACATCTGTGTGATGACTTGCGGCGCCGATACCAGTTCGCCGTTCTCCAGAAGCGTCATGGCCTCCTTTTGCAGATCCTTATACATGCGGATCTGTTCCATAGTCAGGCCGACATTACGCACGGTGTAGGTTTTTTCTGGCAGGTCCAGACAATCCTTTTTCAGCACCCGATATGTATAGGGGTCAATCTTCCCAGAAAGCTCCTCTAAGTTCCTGTAGCCAAGAATCTGTTGGAAACTATGTGCACCCATGCTGCGCTTCTGTAAGACGGCGTAACGCCCTTGGAAGGCATAGTAGGAGTCGTAGCCGAGGATCATGGGGTTGAGAAACTGAAACTGCGCAAACAGATCCATGGGGGATTTTGTAACAGGCGAGCCTGTCAACAGTCTTCTGTACTTGAACTTGGCCGCGATCTTGAGTAGAGACTTGGTGCGTTTGGCCTTATGGTTCTTGATGGTGGTACTTTCATCAATAGCTATAAGGCCATTCTGCCCGAACTTCTCCGCCATCCACTCGCCGGCTGCTTTACCCTTTGAACTGGAGAACGCCTCCACATTCATTATGAATATCTTGACGCCTGGGTCGGTATTGAAGAAGAACGCCTTGACCTCCTCCTTATAGCCTTTGGTCTGGTTGGCCTGCCACGCGCATACCGTGTGACGGATATCAGTTGGGAAGTGCTCCGGAATCTCCTTGTTGATCCAGTTGCGGTACACCCCTTTGGTGCAATGATTAATGCGAAGTCGATCTTATGTGTGTTGCCCAGATACGCGACACTGTCGATCAGAACCTTAGACTTACCAGTTCCCATTTCCATAAAGAATCCGTAAGCATTCATAGGTATACTGCGGTTCATAGCTTCCCGCTGATGCTCATAGGGTTCTGTTTTGAATTTGTAGTTGACTTCCATCCATGTCCTCCTATATGGTCTGAACATAGGGTAACGGAACGGTTCCGTCAAGCCCATCAAACCTGAAGAGGATGTACTTGCTATGCAGCAGAGTGAAACAATCTTTGACGAAGAGATGTTCGCAGATGCGGATACGCTATCCGGCGTTGATGCAGATGGGGGCAAGCAGTTATCTGGTCTAGTTCGCCAGCTTAACGCTAAACAAGAACAAATTGATGAGACTGAAAAGTATCTCAAAGAACTAAAAGCAGAAAAACAGCGGATTGCGTTTGAGCAAATCCCTATGCTCATGGATGAGATGGGGATAGAGCGTGTGGATGTGGACGGTGCAACCGTTACGCTGAAGCCGTTTGTGTCTGCGTCAATCCCTGCTGACCGGAAGCAGGAGGCTTTCAACTGGCTCCGAGAACATGGTCTGGACGACATCATTAAGAACGACATCATCGTGTCGTTTGGTCGTGGGCAGGACAACGCTGCTGGGGACGTTATGTACGACCTCGAGCAGAAGGGTTTCCACCCAGAACAGAAGACGCATATCCATTCGATGACCCTCAAGGCGTTTGTTCGTGAACGTGTTGAACAGGGCCAGCCGATAGATCTGGATATGTTTGGAGCCTATGTAGCAAGAACTGCTGAAGTTAAGAGGAAGAAGTAATGGCTAATCAAGTAGCAAAAAAAGAAGAGGCTGGTCTGCCAGCCGAAATGATGGAAGACATCTTTGACACCGCTGGTGAGGGCACAACCTACGAAGCTAGCGAGTTGCAGATTCCATTTGTGCGTGTAGCACAAGGCACATCCCCCCAACTCAAGAAGAGCGACATGAAGCATATCGCTGATCTGCGCCAAGGGGATATCTTCAACACCGTGTCTAACGAGATCTGGGACGGCGAGAAGGGCATCACCGTGATCCCATGCTACCAAGTGACCACTTATCCAGAGTTCGTCTCTGGTGACCAAGGTGGCGGCTTTGTAGGTGTACGAGCACCGGACGATCCGGATCTGTCTCAAACCACGCGGGTTGGTGCAAAAGAATATCTGCCAAACGGTAATGAGGTCATCAAGAGTGACCAGCACTTCTGCCTGATCTTGGGTGAGGACGGCATGTATGAGCCAGCCATCGTGGACTTCAAGTCTACTGGTCTCAAGGTCAGCCGCCGTTGGAAGACCCAGATTGCAATGCAGAAGGTAAAGCACCCAAAGACTGGTGAGATGAAGACACCGGCTCTGTTCGCTACCATGTGGAAGCTGACGGTGGTCGAGGAGTCCAAGACTGTCGATGGTGAAATGCGTACTTGGTACAACTGGGCGATTGAAAAGGTTGGCCTTGTACAGGACAAGGCTTTGTTCAACGAAGCAAAGCTGTTCCGTGAATCTGTCATGAAGGGTGAGGCTAAAGCCCAGCAGGAAGAGGCGCCGATGGCGTCTGCTACTCCTGTGGACGACAAGCCTGTAGAGGATGACGACATCCCATTCTAGTGACTTGGGGGAGGTTCGCCTCCCCCTCTTTTTGCGGAGCGAATAATGAGTTTAGTTGATCGTTTCGCTGCGGCCTTTGAAGGCTCCAGCGTAGCACACGGTCAAACAACGGTAGGAAGCGTAAGGAAGAACGGAAAGACAGAGGCAAAAAGTTTCATTGTCCGAGAGCCACTGACCAAGACATTGTTGGCGGCGCATCTTGAAGGCGGACATGGAGTTGGATCAATACCTATTAACGATCAAAACATGTGCAAGTTTGGTGCACTAGACATCGACACATATCCAGTCGATCACGTTGCGATCTTGAAGAAGTGCCGCCGTTTTAAGCTACCCCTAGTTGTTTGCCGATCAAAGTCAGGTGGGGCGCATCTATTCCTGTTCATGCAGGATTGGATTAGCGCAACGGATATGCGTGATCACCTTACGGAGTTCGCTGCGGTGCTTGGCTATGGGGGATGCGAAGTGTTCCCAAAGCAGAACAAGATTCTGGCCGAGCGTGGGGATGTAGGCAACTTTATCAATCTGCCCTACTTCCAAGCCGAGAATACATTACGTTATGCCATAAACAACAAGGGTGACGAGCTGTCCCTTGAGGAGTTTTTAGATCAGGTAGATAAAGTCAAATGCACATTAGATGATCTTCGCAAGCTGGAGTTCGCTAGTGAAGACGATGAGTTGCGGGAGATGCCGCCGTGTTTGCGGATTATGTTTGCAACTTCGGTGCCGGATGGAACTAGAAATAAAGTCATGTTTCATGCGGCGGTGACCGCCAAGATGATGCATCCGGACTCATGGGAGACCACGCTTGAGAAGTGGAACCAGAAATACTGCAAGCCGTCTTTGCCAGCCAACGAGATTGTAACGATCCAGCAACAGCACAAGAAGAAGGACTATGGCTATCTGTGTAAGGAAGAGCCGATGGGCAGTCATTGTGACAAAGCCGCCTGTCGTCAAGCCAAGTTCGGTGTGGGCAAGAATGGCTCAATGCCAGGGATTACAGGTCTGACAATCCAGAAGTCAGAGCCAAGGCTCTACTTCCTAGATGTGGACGGCAAACGCTTGGAGTTATCCACCGAGCAGTTGCAGATGCCTTTGCAGTTCCAACGTGCGTGTATGGAGCAGCTTGATGTCATGCCGCCTATCATGAAGGCGCCGGACTGGCAGAACTATGTAAACGGTTTGCTGGAGAGCGCCACGCATATCGAGGTGCCAAAAGAACTGACGATCAAGGGTCAGTTTGAGGAACTGCTGGAAGTTTACTGCACCAGTCGGATCAGAGCCAAGTCTCCACAGGAGATGATGCTGGGCAAGCCTTGGACAGAGAGCGACATGACTATGTTCACGCTCAAGGGTCTGACGGAGTTTTTGCGGAATCGTGGGTTCAGAGAACTGCGCCGTCCGCAGATCCAGCAACGGTTGAAAGACCTAAATGGTGGGCAGGAATGCAACACCACATACAAGTTCAAAGACGAAGATACAGGTCAATGGAAGAATCTTCGCGTCTGGTATGTGCCAGAGTTTGACGACAATGAAGTCGATCTACCAACAGAGGAGAACGTACATGACATACCATTCTGATGAACGGTATCTCAAAGTGGGTGAAGTGGTTGCTTGGTTAGGAGTGGCAAGATCTACCGTCTACAGATGGGTAGAGGAAGGTCATTTCCCTAAACCAGTTGTGCTTGGTCCTGAGAAGGAAAAGAACAGTACAACGAGGTGGCTGCGCACAGAGGTTGAGCAATGGCTTGAGTCTCGTCCACGCGAGAAGACCGATGGCTGATGAAACCCTGATCTTCGGACCACCAGGTTGCGGCAAGACACATACGATGATTGAAATCGTGCGGAAGGAGTTAGCGCAAGGCACTCCACCGGACAGGATTGGTTTCGTATCGTTTTCACGCAAGTCCATCCAAGAGGCGAGGGAGCGTGTGGGTGCCGAACTACAGCTCACCGAAAAGGATGTGCCGTGGTTCAAGACGCTACATTCGATAGGCTTCAACTGGCTGGGCATGGACAGCAAAGAGACGGTTCAGCCGTCAGACTTCCGTAAGCTGGGTGACATATTAGGCATGGCCTTTGATAAGGGCACTGCCGAGGCCATGGAAGAGGGCATGGTTCCTTTGTCTATGAAGGAGGGCAACCGCTATCTGGAAGTGATCAGTCGATCCAAGCTGCGCTGTATTTCCATGGAACAGGAGTACAATGATCGTGGCGACTATGATCTGCATTGGTCGATGCTCAAGCGCGTGGATCAGGTATATGCCGCCTATAAGTCAGACGCTGGGAAGTATGACTACACCGACATGATTGAACTGTTTGTTCGTCAGGGCACTGGCCCTGTGCTCGAGGTTCTGATTGTTGATGAGGCGCAGGATCTGACTCCGCTACAGTGGAAGCAGGTAGCGATACTGAAAGAGAGAGCCAGCCGCGTGTACTACGCGGGGGACGATGACCAGTGCATCCACCGCTGGAACGGCGTAAATCTACACAGCTTCATGAACGCTTGCGATAACAAGACCGTTCTGAACAAGAGTTATCGTGTGCCGGGTAGCGTGTACAAACTAGCGAACCATCTGGTTAACCGGATCAGTGTCCGGCAGGAGAAGGACTGGCAACCGAGGGATGAAGACGGCAACGTGGATTTTCACATGAATTGGTATGATGTGAATATTGATGAAGGTTCGTGGACTATTATGGCTAGAACCAACAAAGCCTTGAACTCAATTCACCATTCTTTACGCGAAGACGGCTATTTGTTTGAACGATTCGGTAATTCCATGATCTCGCTTGAACTACTTGAAGCCATGACCATCTGGGAGCGGCTGGCAAAGGGCGAGACGGCAAGCGTTGGTGATATCAAAAAAGCTCTACGGTTTCATGCCCAAGCAGGGCGACAGAGCATTGCTCAAGCGTGCGGCGACCAAAGACCTTTGATGCGGTAGATCCACAAGGCTACCACAACTACGACAATCTAGTGGCCGAACATGGTTTGCTTGCTAGCCAAGACGCAAGGCCGGAGGTCGTGGTCAACATGTCTCTTGAGGACATACGGTACATGGGTGCTGTGCGCCGCAGGGGCGAGGATCTGACCAAGCCGCGCATCAACCTGTCTACCATCCACCGGATGAAGGGCGGTGAGGACGACAACATCCTACTGTTGACGGACTCGTCATACCCTGCGGTCAACGCACCAGATCAGGACGATGAGCATCGTGTCTTTTACACTGCCGTGACCAGAGCACGGCATAACCTGCACATTGTCGATTCCCACGCAAAATATAGGTATGTGATATGACAAAGCATGAACTTGTAGAGGAAATAATTGAAGGCTTTCGTGAAAGGGTCACAACAAGTTTTAACCTTTCGATTGGACCTGAGATGACATCTGCGCTGAACCAAGCGTATCAAAAAGGTTTTGACAATGGCATGGCGCATGAACGGTACTTACGCGGAGATAAGCATGAAAAGAGATAAGTTACTTGATACAGCCAAAGATCTAGTCAACGGGCCAAGAGCCAGAGATTATGGTGACGCATACGAGAACCACGAGCGTGTGGCTCAACTGTGGTCTGTGATCCTAGACAAGGACGTATCAGTTTCTCAAGTTTATCAGTGTCTTACTGCCCTAAAACTTGCTAGACTTATAGTCACACCAACGCATCAGGATTCATGGGTAGACATTGCTGGATACGCCAGCCTCGGAGGAGAGATTGATGGCAAAGGAAAGTAGTCAGATTACGTTCCTACACAGGCTGGACTTGGACACCATCGAGAAGGATTGGGTGCCGCCGGAGGTGTTTCCTGATCTGCGAAACAGCCAGTACATCGCAATCGACCTTGAGACCAGCGATCCGAACCTGATGACGTTAGGTCCAGGCTGGGCGCGTGGTGATGGCTTTATCGTGGGCGTGGCTATCGCAGCCGGCGACTTCGTTGGCTACTACCCCTATCGCTCATGAGGGTGGTGGCAATATCCCACAAAACAAAGTTATGAAGTGGCTAGCAGACCAGCTCGCTACGCCGAACATTCCCAAGATCATGCACAATGCCACCTATGACGCCGGTTGGCTCCGGTGGGCAGGGGTCAAGATTCAAGGCACGATCATCGACACCATGGTAGCTGCGCCTCTACTAAACGAGAACCGGTTTAGCTACAGCCTTAACAATCTGGCAAGGGATTATCTGAACGAGCGTAAGGACGAGAAGACATTGCGTGCCGCTGCGGCGGATCATGGTTTTGATCCCAAGGCAGAGATGTGGCGTCTCAACTCACGGTTTGTGGGGGCGTATGCCGAGAAGGATGCCGAACTGACCTTGAAGCTGTGGAACATGATGCGTGTGGATCTGGAGAAGCAGAGCCTCATGGATGTCTTTGACCTAGAGACTTCGCTGTTACCAGTGCTATTGGACATGCGTGAGAAGGGCGTAAAGGTAAACATTGACGGCGCCGAGGCGGCTAAGAAAAAGCTGATCGGACTCAAGAAAGATCTAATTGCAGATATAAAGCATGAAACAGGTGTGGATGTAGAGCCATGGGTAGCCAGAAGCGTTGCCGCCGTCTTTGACCATCACGGCCTGTACTACAATAGAACAGAGAACAACGGCCAGCCGTCCTTCACCAAGGCGTTCTTGCAGGCTAGTCCTCATCCTGTCGCGGCAAAGATCCTGCGCTTGCGTGAACTAGACAAGGCCAGCAATACCTTCATCGACAACATCCTCAAGTTCTCACACAAGGGTCGTATACACTGCGAGTTTCATCAGCTTCGATCTGATGATGGCGGCACGGTCACTGGGCGTTTCTCCTCAAGCAACCCCAACCTCCAGCAGATCCCAGCGCGTGACCCAGAGATTAAGGCCATGATCCGAGGTCTGTTTGTGCCGGACGAAGGATGCAAGTGGGGCAGCTTCGACTACTCGAGTCAGGAGCCGAGACTCTTGGTGCACTACTGTGCGTCTTTGGCACCCAAGGATCGTCATCCGTCCATTGATGATGTTGTGGCGGAGTATCACAAAGGTGATGCCGACTTCCACCAGATGGTTGCGGATCTGGCAGAGATTACCAGAAAGCAGGCCAAGACGGTCAATCTTGGTATCATGTATGGCATGGGCGTAGGCAAGCTGTCACATACCATGGACATATCTAAGGATGAAGCCAAGAGACTGTTGGCGCAGTACCATAAGAAGGTTCCGTTTGTTAAGGATCTGGCAGACATGGTGTCGCTACGAGCCAGCAACAACGGACAGATTCGCACGATGTCGGGGCGGTTATGCCGGTTTGATATGTGGGAGCCAAAGACATTTGGCTACAACAAGCCCATGAAGCGCGAGGAGGCCGAGAAAGAGTACGGGCCTATACTGAGACGCGCATTTACCTACAAGGCACTCAACAGGCTGATACAAGGCTCTGCGGCAGACCAAACCAAGGTTGCCATGGCAGAGTGCTACAAGGAAGGCTTGGTGCCGCTCCTGACAGTGCATGACGAACTTTGTTTCAACGTAGAGTCCGAGGAGCAAGCCGCAAGAATCACGGACATTATGGAGAACAGCACGGAACTAAAGGTGCCGAGCAAGGTCGATCAGGAGTTGGGCGACAACTGGGGAGAAGTAGGATGACAAAAGATATTCTCATCATCCTGTGCTTCATTAGTTTTTGTGGTGGTCTATTCTTCGGATAACGCTCTCATGCGTTTTACCAAACGCTTGGCGCGGTTGGTGACCTGGTCATACCAGCGGCTGTCTACCATCTCGTCAGCTGCGCGGTTCCAGTCTCGTGCATCCACACCAGCCTTCATACCTTTGAAAGCACTCAAACGCGGACGCCCCATGTTAAACATCATGTTTGCTATAATGAGCTGGCACTCTTCGGGCAGGTCATAGAAGTCTGGGTACAGAACCTCACACTCGTCCAACGTGACAGCAATATCAAGGTTGAACACCTGACGGACACGCTCTTCATCTACGGGCGTACCAACGGCCTGTCCGTATTCTGGGTCGCTCTCTACCACGAGATGACCTATTCCGAAGGTTGGTAGAGCTAAATGATCCAAATAAATTTCAAACTTGCAGCCCTCATCCTCTGCAAGCTCTTCACGAAGCTGATCTTTGTTCATGGGGTTGTCCTTCCAAGAGATTGCGCCAGAGCCTGAGTCGTAGGGTCGGGCAGCAAGATTGGTGATACTTGTCCAGCGGTTCCGGCTTGCGGAGGCTGGATGTTAAGAGGTGTGTATACATCTGGTAAAGCCTGCGGAGCGGCTTGTTGTTGTTGTTGTTGCTGCGCTTGTGTGGATTGTACGGTTGGCAGGCTAGGTAGTCCAATCGAAGTATTTCCAACTTGCTGTGCCGCAGATTGACCGCCAGCTTCATATGCCATTTCAAACAACCGTCCAACTTGATCATATTCACCTTTGCCGGGGCGAACACCAGTAGGTCTAGTGACCATTCCTAGATATGACCTAGAACGTAAAATAGTCGCGCCCAGTTTGATGCCAGCCATGGTAAGCGCCGTGCCAAGTGGATTGGCGATAAACGATACAAGTCCAAGGCTCGTTGCGATAGAAGCAGGAGCAAGAGCGCCAAGTCCCTTGGTCGCCATATTTGACGCTGTAGCAGACTTCTTCACCGTTTGACGAAGCAGAGGTCCAGCCTCACCGAACATGGCATCAATAGTTTCTTTACCATAGGCATCAAGAATTGAGTCTAATTGCGTTGAGTATTGACCGCTAAGAACTTTCTCCATGAACTCCTTGCCGCCAGTCTGCGCATCAGGGAGTTGCGAGAGGATACGTTCCATCGCTTTCTGACGGATTGCATCCATCGTATCGGCGCCCAGTTCTCTTTCGGCTTGTTTGATCGCCGCAGAACTACGCCTACGGAAGATTAAGTCTACTACTCTTTCTGGATCTGCATCAGCGGCGGCACGACTTAACCCTTTAGCCAAGGTGTTTGTAGCTAGCGTATCTTGTTCTTTGAGAATGCCACGAATCCGAGCAACCTGATCCGCGATTGGAAGACCAGCCATTCTGGCTAGTTCATCATCTGCAATTTTAGGATTAATCGTTCCAAGATCCGAGAGAGTGTTGATGACTGTCTTGTACTGCTTGCCGAACAGAACCTCTCCGGTACTGCCGAGCTTGCTTATCTGATCAACCATAGCAGAGGCGTTGAACGTGCCATAAATATTGGTGTTCTGTTGCGCAATCCTAGTTAGATAATTCTTTGCCATCGAGTTACGCACAGCCTGAGACACATCAACACCCGCGCCCCTTGCGGCATTGACCTCATCAGCAAAGCGAACACTCTCAGTAAATTTGCGCCTTAATGTTGATTTTAAATAATCATCATCTGGTAACGCTTTGATCATGTCGGCGTCCATGCCGCCGCGCCTGCAAGAACGCTTCAAATGTTCTTGGAGTTTCTACGGCATCACGACCACCAGGCACAACAGACTTGAAGAACTTGTTGAGAGTTGCACCTCTGTTTGGTGTAAGAAGAACGCCGTTAGGGATCGAAAAGTTCCTCTACATCCAAAGACTTGTCCTTGTATGCGCGGAAGATCCGTTCAGCGTTTGTGTCTCTGAACCGCTCGATGCCTTTACCGTAGAATGTGTTCGCCTTGTCTAGTAGATCCAATCCCGCTTTTGCATCTTCGGTCGTGCCTGTGATCTGCTCCTCCTTTTGACGTTTCGTGTGCGAGTTGCTCCGCCCAGCATATCTTCGCGTATCTTTACACGAGCCTGCCTGAAAGGACTGATCAATAGTGCCAAGCATGTCGCCAATAAACTTACCGTTCATGGTTCCGACAAGCGTGGGATCAAAGCCTGCTTCACGAAGCGCAGGTACGACACCGTTCATTTCAAGAACGGTAGCGTCTCGATACACACCGTCTGAAGTCTCAAACCTTGAAATAAACTTACCAAGGCCAGAGTCTTTTAGATTGAAAGATGGGTTGTCGTCCGCCAACTGCTTGAACTTTTTGACCAGTGTTTCAGTTGGTACAAGTTCTTTTTTGCCTAAGAGCTGATTGGCTTGCGTGTATAAAACATCAACATCTTCATCAAATATACGTTTTGCGATGTCAATGGTTCTGGCAATTTGCTTACTATCCAGAGGTCTGCTTTCATCTCCAAACATACGGATCAAATCATCAAGGCCGGTGTTAACTAGGTTTTTTAAGTCACCATTAGCTTGACGAATCAAATCTTCTGGACTGCCATATATCCGTTCAATATCTCTGTTGAGAAGATTGATAAGCGCATCTTCATCAACGGCCTTTGTTCCTGCCGCCTTAAACGCAGTAGCCATTTCTCTAGCCACAAAATCAGCGTTAGCTTTCGCGGCCTTCTTGTTGGGATAAACGCCCTCATAAATCGCCTGCAAACGACCAAGAATCGGAGACTCGTTAGCTTCGCGAAGCGTGGGTCTACCACCACCTTTAAGAACTTCTCTTGCTGCGGCTCGAGCTTCATTAGCCGATTGTGACCCGCTACCCTTAAACACACGACCCAAAAGCGCCGTTAAGCCACGACCAGCGCCTTCACCAATCGAGCCAAAAGCAAATTCGCGTATAACACCACGACCAAGTTCCTCGTCTGTCTCTCTACGCAGGCCTTCTTGATCTTCTTGATACTCGTCAAACAGATAACCAAGTGCAGAACCAGTACCCGCTACAATCGCGGCAGGAATCAGTCCAACACCAGATGCGGCGAGCGAGGCTGTTAAACCACCTACCAGAGGCCCGCGAGCCTCCCCTGCAAAGTCTACCCAATCGTTTTTGGTAAAGCCCTTCTTTTCATCAATCGCAAGAAGACCAGTGCCCTTTAATATTGTATTTAGATTTAATGTCTTCTGGCAGAAGATCGCGATCAAGAATGAACTCACCATCTTGATCTATCTGCACAGCTTCAGCCGGAACGCCAAGACTTTCAAGACGAGCACGCCTCTCAGCTTCGTTGTCACCTTTTGAGAACGTATAACGGAATCCTGTGTCTTGAACGCCCGTGTCATAGTCAATGTCACGCACTGGAGCCGCAGGTTCTTCAGGTGCTGCTTGCGCCGGATCCGCCGCAGAAGCAGGTGCCTGATTAAAAAATTGTGCTTTAATTGCCGCTGTTTCTTCCTCAGAAGGAGTGTCTCCAGCAATACGAAATTGTTTCACACCTTGAGGAGTCCGTATCTTTACTACTGCCATAAAATTATGACCCCACTAAATTTAAGATACCATCGTCATCTTCTTGCCAACTAAAGCCCCCTGTTTGTGCTGTATTGGCAGAAGATGTTGCGGCTTGCCTACGCTCATCTACGGAGGGCATGGTATACCCAAACTCACTAGCCTGTGACTGATAAACAGTATGTAGTTCAGTAGCGTTTTTACGCAAAATTCCTTGAATGCTCCTAAGAGCAGTCATTGCCTCTCCTTTAGTCTTGAAGGTATTCACCAAACCTCCACCAAACAAGATGTTTCCATTAGCGTCAATGTTGTAGCCAAGTGCTTGAGCGACAAGTGCTCTATCTTGGTTTGAGATTGTTTTACCACCTTCATTAAGAATAATTGGAGCTAGTTGAAGTGCGAGGTTTCTATTTAAGACCTCATATTGACCACCATCACTTAGAGTCTTGTAGTCAATACCTAATCTCTTTCCATATTTTTCAGGAATGAGAGCCTTAGTTGCATCTGTTAAACGACCAATAACTCCAGAAGCACCCAATGCTTCACCTTGGTCGGCTAGGTCAATAGCCGCTTGTATTCCTTGATCGGCAAACACAATTCGGTCTAACTGACCAACATATCCTTGTGTAAATTTATCCCAGCCTCCTTTCCCTCCAGCAGGACGAGCCTGTAGCCCCAATGCTTCACCTTGGGCAGTTGGATATCGAACTCTGATTTTTTGATCAAGACCAGGAACTTCTACAAAAACAGACTTCTCGTAATAGTCGTCCAAACCACCGCCTGCGTCTTTGATTCTTGCTGCATCAACCTTACCTTGAGCCGCAATATGTTGTGCTTGCAACGCTGGAGTGGTTAAGAACTTAGTAAGACCTTGTTGTTCGGCCAGCTTAAATGCCTTGTCGTTTAAACGAAAGATCTGCCCCGCCTCAACTTTTTCACCAGTAATTGGATTATCAAAAGCAGCAGTGGCAAAATAAGTGTTCTCTGTAAGACCGCGCGTGCGATCTCCTTCAGATCTTTGAATAGCATACTTAGAAGCGAGCAAATCTGTTTCTCGCTCAAAGGCTTTACGTTTTTCTTTGGACTTGATGAATGCAGGTAGAGTCTTCTTCATGCCATCTGCGATGTTTTTCATCGCGCTACTGCTTTCACCGCCAGCAATAGCAAAACCCATCATGGCTATATTCAAGCCTTGAATAGATGGATCTTCCTCGTATTTAGGCAACAGCTTTAGGAACTCAGCTTTAATGTCTTCAGGAGATCCCGTTCCTGTTTCCATCGCAGTTTTTATTTCTTGTTGATCTGAGCCTTGATCTGGAACGCCTTCAGATGCATTCGCGGCTTTAGCCTGTGCAACAATTTCAGCAAAGTTTTCTGGCTTTGGTTTTGGTGCGGTAATGCTTGCGCCAGCGTTTGGATCTGTGTCCGTGCGTGCGGCGGCGGCGGCTTCAGCTTCTGCGGTTTCTGCGGCGGCGGCAGTAGCATCCGGCGCAAGATCTACGGTTGCGTCATCGCGGTCTGTCTGATCAACATTCTCTTGAAATGCCGCCTCGGCAGCGGCCTCTTGTTCCTCCGCGCTCATATCCGTTGTCATGCCAGCATCGTCCATGGCGATCTGTTGCATAAGAGCTTCGTCTGGACCCATATCCGTTGTCATGCCAGCGTCAGCGGTGGCAATTCGTTCCATCATTTGAGCGGCGGTCTCCGGACGAGGTTTTGATACTGCACCAGGCTCACCAATTTTTACGCTCGTTCCAGGCGCTGTCCCCGCTGGAAGTGGTGCGGTCTTCGTTCCGCTCTGGAAGCCGGGGATAGTCATCAAATCTACCCCAAGTAAATCTTCTGGGAAGGCACCTTCACCTTTGTTTATGGCATCCAAAACGCCGGGCGCCAGTATCGCAGGAGCGGGTTTAGTCCCCGCACCCATGTCTGTTTGAGACGCAAACGGAGCGACTAATGCAGCTCCCGCTGTAGCAGGTAAGTCACCCAAGACATAAGCGGATCCTTTAGCAAGCTCCTGTAAGGAACGAATGCCTAAATTAGATGAGTCAGGGCCAACAGCATCTCCCACAGCACCGCTTATGCCAGCATCATAGCCAAGAAAACTGGTTACTCGATCTCCTATGGATCGTGGAGTTCTAGCCTCTCGTATCGCCGCCGCTTCTATAGGAGACATTGAGATGGGAGGCTTTGGATTCGCTCCAACAGGGATCATGGGTTGTGTAGCGGAGGCGGAAGCGGATGGGGTCGCGTTGCCACGAAGTGCGCTAACTACTCCACTCACAGTATTCGGGGCGTTCATAAATCTTTGAAAAATGTTTCCTTGATGAGTGTGTCCAACAGGACCACCAGCATGAAACGTCTGTACAGGGGCAACCCCCGCTGACCGATTCAAAGCGTTACGAGCGTTACGCGGCTTAAACATCTTGCGGTTATATACGCTCATCCTTTAGTCGCTCCCAACCCCAACATGTTACCTAATCCACCAAAGATGCCCCCAGAGCCAAAGGCTCCAGCCTGCTGAAGACCAGCGACACCCATGCCCAGACCAGCGACCTGAGACAACATGCTAGGCGAAGGCGCCGTCTTGCTTGTAAGCGTACTGGTCGTGGTAGGCACGCCACGGAAGATATCAGACATGAATCCAATACGCTGATAAGGTTCAAACTGCCGCTCAAGGCTTGTAGCGCGTTGTGCCTCAAGCTCTGCCTGCTGTTGCTGTTGTTCCTGACCACCAAGCTGTGACAGGATTCCAACGTCTCTTGCTTGTGCCGCCTGTGCAGATTCACCCATGGCTGCCTGCTGTAGACCCAGCTTACCAAACAGTTCGCCAGCTTGCTGTGAGCGATCCTGTGCAGACTCAAACGCTTGCGCACGAAGCTGTGCCGACTGCCTAGCAAAGGCATCCGCCGTGTTGCGCTGTAGTTCTTGCTCTGCGATAGCTTGGCGTGAACCACCAAACGCACCCGCCTGTACCGCCGCCGAACCAATACGCTGACGCTCCATGTCCGCCTGCCGCTGTAGATCTGACAGGCTTTGATCAATAACGTCCTGTGTGTACGGCGACATATACTGCTGGTACGCACCAGGTTGTAACGCCGCTACACCCTGACCCAGAGTCGCCGCTCCAGCCTGCATCATCGGTTGATAGGCACCCACACCTGAGACGCCGAGCTGGATAGCTTGTTGCTGTGCTGGAGTCAGACCAGCTACCTGATACTCAGGGATCGTAGTCGGCTGATTCGCCATCGTAGAGGTGCTGGCGAGCAGGTCTTTCAGGAATGTTTCCTGATACTCCGGTAATACCTGTAGTTGTTCGGTGCGGACTGTTTCAGCCATTATGCCATCCTCTCAAACTTATCCATCATGGCATACAGACGCTTGGCACCAAGCTCCCTGTTTCCATTGCCTGCGCCTACGACAGACTTTTCCTTAAATACAAATTCACCGTCCGAGAGTCTTGCCTCCTGAACTTTCTTACCATTCTGATATATGCCAGCGTTTACACTGTCAGAGGTTCCAGTGCCTGGACCCTCGATGTACCCGCCCTCTTTCAACGTAACAATGCCGCCCAACGCCATGGTCATGGTGTCGTCCTTGCGAGAGTTGATAGCGTCTTCCAACTCTTCCGCAGTGTCATATGCTTCGCCTGTGACAGGATCAACAAACAAACCCGCAATCGGTGTGCCCTTGTAATCAGGCCGAGATTCAAGTTCACGAGGACCGTCATCTGTAACGTCCTCTTCGCCTACACCAGCCATGCCCAGCAAGGAACTACCAACCACTACGTCACCAACCGAAATACCAGAACCAAAGATACCGCCCTTTGCGGCCTCAGTTGCGACTTGTTTAGCACCAAGTTGTCCAGCCTGCATACGAGCCTGATCTGCTAGAATTTGTTTATTTGCGGCACTAAGCCCTGTAGCAGTGCTCGCTCCGCTACCTGCAGCTGCGGCTCCCGCACCTTGGACACCCAAGGAACCGAGTCCAGCGCCTGCGCCACCAGCCAGAATAGCGTTCATTACGGCGTCTTTAGGCTTGCCACCAGCCACAAGTGTACCAATGCCAGAGCCAAGAGCCGCGTTCATAGCCGCACTACCAGCAGGACCGCCGAAGAAATATCCTGCGGCGGCACCAGCAATAGGAAGTAGTGATTTCAGACTAAGACCCAAGAGTAGACCCTCCGAGCGATTGTGGCATAGTCACCGTGATTGTGGTGTCTCTTCTTTCTGCGCCAGTCCATGGCTCACCGCAATCTGGGCAGTTGCCATCGGGGTAACTCGCTACCTCTTCGGGCGTGTCAACTTGATTAGGGCAGCTGACGCAATATACTTTATCAGAACTTGTGCTCGGTGACCAGCGGCTACCGTCAGGCATTACAATTACATCATCACTCATGGCACCACCACCGTTACTGTTCCTACTGCGCCAGTTGCACTTTCGCTTCCTGACAATATATCACCTTGTCGCACAATACGCAAAAAACCGCCTGAATCGTAGATATCACCTATCTCAAGCGTATTAGCCACACCGTCACTAGGCACCCCTGTAAAGTTCAGAATCGGGTTACGTTGGTCATCAATTACGCGATCAAGGTTACGCGCTAGCTGATTCACATAGGTCTGATCATACTCACTAGGCGCAACAGGCAGAATCGTGCGAACTACCTTTGTCATCGGCGCCCATCCGCTCGTACATCAAGACGCGGTGCACCCAGCCTCCAGCGCACGCCCTTATCGGAGTTGCTGATCTTGAAGTTCATGCTACGGCCTCGAGCACGCATAAATACCTGATTCGTGTAAATGTCAGAACTCGTCTCCTCCACACTACCCGTCACCGTTTCGGTTACGGCCTTACCGTTGAAGTCACGAGATTGCATGGACATGGTTACGGCAGGTGTAGAGTCCGTTGACCCGTTGAAAGACAAGTCCGGTATAACCCTGCGGATCAGCATAAACTGATCGCCATCACCGATGTCGAAGTCTGACGATTGAACAAACGCCGGTACGGCGATGGACGGAGTCTGACTGCCGTCATCCAACCCACGCTCATGGTCGTATAGATAGTTGTCAGTGCTTGGAGCTTGTGGATAGCTACGCTGGCCGGCTGCACGATCATTCCATGCAGTACGAGCGAGCGAGCCATAGTACCAGACCTTTTCGCCGTAGTTGTATATCACATACTTGTCGATCTCATTAGATGACTCAGAGCAATAGAACCACCACACCTCGGTCTGGCTACCAAGGCTACCAGCGTGAATCTTGAAGGACTGGTTGCGGTTTAGATCACTGAACACATAGTCACGAACCGAACACGGAATCGGCATGACGCGGCCATCATAGACATAGAAGTTCTCCTGACCCATCCAGAACACCGTATCGTTTACACTGATCGCGGCATTAGGACCAGGCAATACGAGTGTTGTCTGCCAGCAACGCCGTGCCAAAAGTAAAGGGAGGACCAGTGAACTGCACTGAGTGCAATGATGTGTCTGTCCAGACAAGGAATCTGACGGCTTGTACGCAGTGCCGTAATGATCTCTGAGCCTTGCGACAGGCGAAGATCACCGGCTGTGTTCGTAGCGGTAGGTGTCCAGTCCGTAGCAGATTCTTGAGACGAGAACCGTATAAGCAATGGGTCTTGCCCAGATTCACCCAAGGGGTTGGCACCAAAGGCCAGAACATGTCGGTCAACCTCAGACACAAGAACTTTGCGTGCTACCGTAGGCACATTGGAAGCACCAGACAGAGAACTTAACTCCACCGCACGGGTGGTTGTTCCATTCGTTGCATCCCAATAATAAATGCGTCCGTCACCAATGTTGCAGATCAGATCTTCACCGAAGTTGTCCGCAAACCACAAGCGCAGGGTGTTACCGGCCAGAGATCCGGCACCAGAACCCCAAGTAAAACGACCCCATGTTCCTGCACCCCAGCCAGGACCAAGAATCGTAGGTATTTAGTCCCACGTTAATTGAAACGCCGCCGTGCCGGAAGCACCGCCACCAGCCGTGCTACCAGACGAAGCAGATCCGCCCGTGTTGACTGTAAAAGTCGTGGTCGTAGGAACAGATAGAATTTCATGTTCTTTATTAAGCTGCGCCGTGGTCAGTCCGTCCACCGCCGTTAGACTGGCAAACGTAACAAAGTCACCAACGATAGCACCGTGAGCCAAGGACGTAGTGACGGTGACTACTCCGCTTCCAGCTCCGCCGGAGGTGTTAATCGGATTATTAGGCAAAGTGACTGTTGAGCGGATAGGCGTGATGTCGTTAAACGTGCCAGAGTCCTCAAGATAGATCTTTTTTTCGGAACCCAAGAATAAGAGATTCAAAGAATCAAGGGTCACGAAGTTCAGCAGCTTGCGTACCGTGCCTAGAAACTGAGCAGAACCTACCTTGATCCAGCCGCCAATACGCTCCGCATACCCATAGCGAAAGCGGATGTAATTCCCATCAAACCATCCGCCTTCGTTAGAGTAATTAGTGCCCTCTCTGTTGATACCGGGCTTGAATTGGAGTTTGGTGAGCGGCATTCATTACTCCGCGTCAGCTATGGTCAAAGTACCGGCCTCGACCTGTCGCATTATCTCGTCGTAGTGGCGGTTGCCGAGAGCCACAGGCACTAACAGCAACTGCCCATCAATGGTGGCTGTTATAGATACGTTGTCGCCATCGTCGTTTTGGGCGTATTGTGCGTTTGAAATTGTCATCCCTTCCATCATATTACAACTCCGACTCTAATGAGTAGTTTATCCATATATCCGTTGCGGTTGATGTGGCAGCGGCTTGAGGTCGAAAAACAACCGTAGTTTCTGTCGCTATGTAAGTCGTTACCGTTGCATTTGCGCCATTATAGTATGCTTTCCCTAAAGTCCCATTGTTGTCACTGACGTAAGCTGTTGGCGCACTTCTCATTCTGGTTTGCATAGGAGCTTGCAGACGATGATATGTAGAACTACCTGTTGATGCTAATTTTCCATTAGCGAAAAGTGCACTTTGTTTAGTGTTGCCACTTGCATCTAATGCCGCCGCAGTTGTCCCCTGACCTTGAAAATATCTGTGGCATCTGTGCAACTCATCGCCAAATGACCGATGCTCAAACGGCGTGGCCTGTTCGCCAAGTTCCATCTGGACTCCGGTGATGTACCACTCGTTACCGACAGTATCGCCAAGATTTACCTGACTGCTGTGGACTCTTTTCGCATTATCCTCTGCACCCCAAGTTCCGTTATAAAAGGTGCCGCTTTTAAAGTCTGCACCTGCGACAAACCAAAAGTTTATACGCAAGGACTGGGCATTACTGTTGGCAAATCCCGACCCAGCAGTATCTGGATTATAAGTTAAAGATTTATGCTCCCACGTATTTGAACTGTCGATGGTGTATGCCAAAGAGTTGCGTCTACTATTATCTATATCTTGCAGTTCTACAGTGTAAGTGCCTGTCTTGTTGGACTTTACCCAGAAAGAAACAGTTAATGCTCTGGCATCTGACGTGCCTTTAGCAATGGACTGTAAATCTTGTCCTTCAAATCCGTACCTAAGATGCCAAAACTCTGTACCAGCCAGAGAGGTGTCGGCAGTTGTTATTTCAATCTTTGCGCTATTAGCAAACCCTGAAGGCGCATCTGTACTCTGTGAAAATGTAGACACAACAGAGCCGGTTAGAGAGTTCTGAAATCTATCTACTACAGTGTAGCCTTCGCCAGTGCCGTTTGGCCCTACAGTTGCTGACGTAGCCCTCTGGCTGACCTGCATCGCACCATTAATTATCAGGTTCCGATTACCCTGCGCCGTCTGCGAACCAATCAGTGCGGCGAGTTCTGCTGCCTTACTCATGCGAGGTCTCCGTGAATGATATGATGCACAAATTGGTGCGTCATGTTGTCATTGCCGTTAAAATCAGTGCCTATAGACCGTATTATAGTGGTAGAAACACTTGCATCTGCTGCATTTTTTGGTGCGTTACAATGATACCCAGTTCCAAGAGCAGTCGACTGCGCAGATACCGCAAAATCATCATTGTTCATAGCGGATGTAAAAGTTGTCCTGTAATCAGAAGTACCATTGTCTGTCAAACTGCTTACATTATTGCTATCTCGTGCCGCAATAGTACCTGTGCCGTTGAAGTTAACCCACGCCTTCGCACTACCCTGTGCAACATACGACGTAGCCACGCTGTTGTTCCCGCTGGCATCCTTCAGGGTGTTTACTCTCAGTTCACTAGCCATTATGCGAGGTCTCCAAATGCGAGATCAAGATCATTTAAGTCGCCATCTTTGCACGCACTGTTTTCTTCGCTGTTAGAAGCAACACCAAGGTAGCCAGTTGTGGCCCTTGTAACCAAAGTTACTATAGCTTGCGTTCCAAAACTCGTATAAAGCGTTCCCGAACCAGCGTTGGTGTTACATACTCCTGAGTATGTGGTGTTTCCAAAACTGTTTGTCCACGAGCCGGTTGTTCTGCCCACATCAACATCTGTTATAGAACTGATATTCAAAGAATCATTAACAACTGCGCCTGTATTGGTGTCAAAAAACATCCACGCCTTCGCCAGCCCCTGCTGCAACTGCATCGTGGCACTGCCACCCTCGCTGGTAATCGTGATATCACCTGTGCTGGTTACACCCTGCATTTCATCGACTTTGAGTATGCTTGCCATTATGCGAGGTCTCCATGAATTGCGCTGTAGTTTACTTGGTCAGATGCGCTTCCCAGAGTGCTATCACCCCGTGCAAAAACTTGAACCTTGTACGAAGCAGTGGCTTGACTATCTCTATTTGTTGCAGCCAAACCAGCAGAATGACACGATGTAGTAATCGCATAATTTATACTGCTCATATTGTTAGTGAAAGCATAGATGTAATCCCCTGTTCCGTTATCAGTGCCACTTGCAATGTTGAAAGAAGACGGTAGGGCAGCAGAATTAGAACCGTGTGTATACGCTTTTAACAAACTTTCTACGAGGTCTTGTGTGGCGGAACCACCATCAGATACATATGTAGAGGTGTTACCAACCTTTACATTCGTGCCACCAGAGCCAGCCTTATCTACAATGGTGTCTACGTTTAACTGACTGGTCATACGATACTCCAATATCCGTTAACAGTGACGGTGGCATTGTCCTGTGTAATCGGACCTGCACTCACGCCGTTCTCATCTGCATCAATAGTAACGTCTGCCGTTATGCTTTGACCATTCAAGCGGATGATGCTGTTGTTACCTTTGAATGGGTAGCGTGTGTCACTCTCTGTCACTGTGTAGCTGTTAGCTACAGAGAAGACATCGTAAACCACCATCTCAACGACATCGTTCAAGCTGGCCGCAGTCACCAAGATAATGCTGGTGCCTGTCGTGCTTGTATAATCCGTAACCGGCTTCAAAAGCACACCATTTTGGTAAACGTCCAAATAGTTGCTGTCCGGGTAATTCAGTACCTTCGCATCAGCATCCGATCCGCTGAACGTAGTCTGACCAGCCGTTGCCTGATACAGGTAACGGTTACGAACACCAACTGATGGGGATTTACCAATATATGATGACATTAATCCGCATCCTCTATAGTTAATTCGCCAGCATCTACTTGGCGTTGTATCTCAGCGTAGTGGCGGTTGGCTGGGTCAAGGGGTACGGACATTTTTTCACCATCAACAACTATGGTTATACTAACGTTTTGCCCATAGGTTTGAAAATACTGTGCTGATGAAATGTTCATTTTGTTTTCCATCTATATCTCCGCATCAAATCTAGCGTAACCATCAACATTGTTATTGTTTACGAGTACAGCAGCTTGACCTACTGTAAATGCTGAAGAATACGTTGTTCTTATGAAACTTGCGTTTGTTGTACTTCCTGCATCTCCCGCTGATGTTACGGCCTGACCAGATGTGCCTACAAAAATTGCCAAATTAGAAAATGTAAAAGTTGGTTTAGTCCTCATTGTTGTGGGAAAATAAACAACAATATCCGAAGAATCACCATCAAACACCGCACCTATGCCCTGCATCCCATAAGAAGTTGTTGGTTGAGATTCAAAGTAATACCTCTGACACAGGGCCAGTTCCTCGCCGAAGCTGCGGTGTTCAAAGTCTGATGCGTTATCGCCAAGTTCAAGCTGGACGCCGGTCAGATAAAGTTCATTGTCTGTGCTGTCAAAGAAGTTGATTGGGCTATCGTCTCGCGACATTACCTGACTGCCAACCCACTGATTGACAGATGATGTTTGATAAGTAGAACCATACGAACCCCAACGTAATCGCAAACCAATGCCGTTTGTAGTGAGCCACGTTCCACTTGTATCACCATCAATAGTTAATTCTTTGCGTTCCCAAGTGTCAGCCGCACTAATACTGAAAGTAGCAACATATGCTCTATTGTTGTCACTGTTTAAGACAGCAACCTGTGTATTACCTGTTTTGTTTGAACGTATCCAGAAAGACAGTGTGACAGCTTTAGCAGCAGATGTTCCCCAGTTTAGATGGGCGACATCTTGACCTTCAGCGCGATACTCAATCTTGTACTGGTCCGCCGCCACTAAAGAAGTGTCCGCAGTAGTCACGTCAATTTTCAAAGAGTTTTTGAAGTCGTCTGGCGTCGTTGTAGATTGAGATACGGTGGCTTCGCCAGCCGCAGAATTAACATCTCGCACAAAAAACCTATCGACAGGATAAACATTAGCTGTAATGGATGAGAAGCTCGTCCCCCGCTGGGCAACTTGCATGGCTCCGTTGATGATAAGATTTCTCCTACCAGTGTTGAAGCCCATACCTTGTGGTCTTACTGTTGTCAGAGCCATGCTAGTTATCCTTATGCGTAGGGAGAGTCGCCAAGTACGTCTGTATCCCAAGCTGCCTTCAGCTTTGCAATGGTATCCGCACTTGTAATAGCAGAGGCCGCTGGTGCGTTGCGTAGTGCGTTCTTCTTAGCTACAGAGGCTGCCTTTGCATCGGCATCGTCAGCTTCCAAAGCCTTCATGTACACGACATCCTCTGCATCAAGCAGCGGTGCCCGTACTTCACGAATTTTGTCTTTGAAGATTTCCTTGGCGGCTGTCATGTCCTCAGAAATCACGCTTCCGCTCAATGACCATGCACCGCGAAAGTGACGATCAGATGGAACGGTAGCCGTGGAAGCGTCAATCTGGTTCCCGTCCTTGTCTACGATATATGTTGTTGCCATTAGATTTACTCCTTCTAAGCGGCTTCGATTTCATCAGTGGCGAGGTCTTCACTAATCTTCCAAGCATTGCGCCACTCACGAGTCGCTGGAAGCTGTTCCTTGCGGCATATTACCATTTTTGGCTTGTTTCCGCTATCATAGTTACGCCACACGCTTTGTGGGCAGTCTTTCATAATCAGATACTCAATCGCCTGTTCTTCTGTCATCGCCTCGATAGGCTTGGTGTTGTGCAGCAAGTAGCCACGAGTGTGCTTCTTGAAGTCGGGCTGTGCTTCATCTTTGGCTAGCTCCCAATACACCTGGACCGGCGGCAGTATCCCACCCTGCAAAGCGCAAGCCATCCAATTCGGATCGGGAACAAGTATCTTAGCGCACTCGTCTACACTGTCCTCATAGACAACCCGATAGTCTGACTGCACACCATCAAGGTTTTCCTTAGCCCAGCAGAGCCTATCCCATAGATGTGTGCCTTGAAACTCAGGTGTCTGCATTATGCTAAGTCTCCGTGAACGGTTGTGCTGTTCCTAACATCTGTGTCTGTATTTGATGGTGTTGACATTGTAGATGCGTATGAGCCAGTTCCTTTTGCACTTATCCGTGTACATATAAGAGTATTATTATTACAAGTTGCCATTGCAGAGTAATCATCATTAGACATAGCACTACTTATATTAATTGTTTGTTTGCCAGTGGCAGTATCTGTAAGAGAAGCGACATTAAAGCTGTCCTCTAAGCTAGTACCGTCTGCCGTACCTGTATGCCACACCTTCGCACTACCCTGCACAACGTACTGCGTATCAAGTGCGCCAGCGGTGCTGTGTTCTAGGGTATCTGCTTTGATTTTACCTAGTGCCATTATTCAGCCTCCAACGCCGTAATACGCGCTTCTAATTCTTGGATTGTCTTTACCAGCAATGGCACAAGTTTGGCTTGGTCTATGCCCTGATACACAGGATTGCCATCGTCATCGACTTCATCCTTAGTGCCAGTGACACTTTCGGGGACAACCGCCTGTGCCTCATGTGCTAAGAAGCCATCGACTGTGGTATCTGCGTCAGCAATGAAGTTGAAACGTGCTGGCTTGAGTTGTTTCAACCTACTTGTTGCGTCCCAATCGTATGAAACATTAGTTTTTAAGCGATAGTCTGAACTTGTTACATAAGATGTAGCCGACAAAGATGTTTGTATGGAACCTACGATACTACCATTTCTACCAAAAATAATTGCATAATCAGTCGCGGCAGATGACCGTGTATTATTGACCGTCATTGGGTTTACGCTAGACGTATCACTTTGAACAAGAAATTGTTCCGTATATACTCCGCTTGAAGTACCAATCCGAACTTTACCTGCCGAATCAATACGCATCCGTTCAGCACCGTTAGTTCCAAAAGCCATAGCATTATTGGTTTGCTCATACTGGATATAACCGCGATATTGGTCTGCACCAGAAGTACCATCAGCAAAAAACAAAGAACCATTGTTGCTTGTGCCAGAAGCAATAGTGATACCAGTTGCGCCTGTGGTGGCTAGAACTAAATCATCTGCACCACTGTTGTAACTGGATGGTGTTGCAGTCCCGATGCCCACTTTACCTGATGCAATAATAGTGTCACCAGTGCCATCGGGGTCGAGGGTGATGTCGTTGTTACTCGCAAGGCTGGTGATTTTGTTTGTCTTTACTTCACTCATGCGAGGTCTCCGTTAACAGTAATATTAACCCAATAGCTGTCTGTATACGCAGAGCCGTTATAACTACTAACTCTAAAGCTGTTAGTTGCACGTTGCCCTTGACCAGCTATTCCACATCTAGCATTAACAAAATTGTTTTCGTTCACGCCGCTATCAGCATTAGCAAAAAACACAAGATTATAATTATCTGCATTATCAAAAGCAGATGTAATTGAAGTGCCGTATCTTCCTGTCGAATCATCTGTTAATGAACTTACGTTTAACGAATCGCGAGTTGCGACAGTTCCTGTGCCGTTAAAATTATGCCACAATTTTGAAGCGTCTTGCTTAGTCAGCGTAGCCGCACCACCGCCTGTGCTTTGTATGGTATCTGCTTTTAATGTACTCATAGCGTCACCAATGTCCCACCGCTTTCAACGGTTAATGTAACACCAGAAGCCACAGTAAACGGGCCAGTTACATTGGCGTTCTCTGTAGCAAGGATGGTTGTATCTGCTGTAAGGGATTGTGCGTTGGTACGGAACAAGCCGCCAGCCTTAAACGTGCCCTTGTTACCGGCGGGAGGTACAACTGATCCCACTTGCGGTGCGAGGTAGTTTACGAAAATGTTACCCGTGCCAGAAGAAGGCGCGGCAGTAAATGTAAGTGTTGTGCCATCTGGGATGGTGTATGCGGCAGTGTCTTGGACAACGCCGTCCACTGACACCAGTACGTCTTGCACAGAGGATACAGCAGTGGTCAGGGTGAATGTGGTATCGCTGCCATCACCATTGAACCGCTGTACAGCTTTAACCGCCTGATAGTTTACGGCTGGTTTATTACCCTGATACGCCATCAGCTACCCCTTATGTTATATCCAAGTGGCTCATCACAACATCTACACCAGACGCCGTGTCACAAATCACCTTGATAATATCGCCTGGTTCCATGACCACCTTCTGATCCCCGCCAACAACAACTAAACTGCCGCCTACTGGAACCGGTGCATCCTTCACCAAAAATACGTTGTCCTCCGCACCAGATGTGCGGCCTGCTGCCAAAAGCTGTACGTCCACAGTGACCTGTGTAGTCACAATGTTGGCGCAGGAAAGACCGATAACGGTTGTCTGCGTTGAAGATGGACAAGTGTAAATATTAAGACCGCTCGTCCCCACCGCTGTTTGTGTCTGACTTAAAAATGTGTTTGCCATCTGTTACCCCAGTGCAATCGCGAGAGCGACTGCGGTTCCCGCCTCATCTACGTTTAAGTTTGTTCGCGCAGCTGCAGCATTGCTGGCTCCTGTACCGCCGTCCGCAACGGCTAGATCAGTGATTCCTGTAATTGTACCGCCTGTAATCTTCGGACTGGACATAGCCAAGCTATCACTGATGCTTATTACTGCCGCGCCAGATCCAGCTCCATCGCAGTAAACCATGGCTGTCTGACCGTTAGTAACCGTAGCGTTGGCGCCGCTACCTTGCGTAACGCTTATATCGCGGCTACCAGATAGCGCGTTCTGAAACAGAAAGAATGTAGCGGATGTATTTGGACCTACCGTAAGCGTTACTGTACCGCCAATGTCGCCACCATCTACAAACTTAATGGCACGATACATCCCATCTTCTACGTTACTCGAGCCTTGAGAAGGTGATGACGGACGTACAGTAAGGGTAGAAGACGTATTTGACAGTGTTATAGACTTGTAACCCGCCAACCGATCAAACAAATCAAAGTTGAAGTTGGTGGTGTCGCCCCAAGTACCGGATTGTTCGCCTGTGTTTGGCTTCTCAATCGCAAAGTTGGTAGTAAATGAACTCGCCATTATGGTCTCCTATGCCGCAATATCCGTCCAATTAGGTGACTGCGAAGGCGTAACCGCGCCCCAGCCAGGTGATTGTGACGGTGAAACAGCAGTCCAATTCGGCGTTTGATTCGGGGTTATCTGACCCCACACAAATATAGTACCTACTTGTCCTGTGGCAGACACACCTGTCAGACTGACATTTGAATCTGCGCTTACGCTTACAGTACCAACATTTCCGGTAACTTGCAATCCTGTCGTAGGAACGATGACTCTAACGCCAACTTCTACGTTGCCTACGTTAGACTCTGCTTCAAGACCAGTGACACCTACGTCAGCATTTGCCTGGACCGTAACACTACCAACACCGCCTGTGGCCGATAGACCGGTGGTTGGGACATTTGCTTCACCAATGATGGTTGGAGAACCAACACCACCTGTAGCGGCAACCCCTGTCGGCGTTACATTCGCCTCCGCCACGACAGAGACAGAACCAACACCACCTGTAGCGGCAAGACCCGTGACAGGTACATCTGCCGCACCAGATACCGTGACAGAACCAACTGCCGAAGTTCCAGCAACACCAGTAACTGTTACGTTTGCATCCGCAGATACTGTGGCGGAACCCACCGCTCCTGTGGCCGTAGCTCCGGTTGGAACTACGTTTGCGGCGGCACTGACAGTGACAGAGCCAACTCCTGCTGTAGCGGCGAGGCCGGTAGTCGGCACATTCGCGGCTGCGGAGACTGCAACGCTACCTAGCGCCGAAGTTCCAGCTACGCCTGTTACAGCAACATTAGCTTCTCCGGTGACCGTTACAGAGCCAACACCACCTGTGGCCGCGATACCAGTGACAGAGACCGGAACAACACTGTTCCACGCCCCTGATCCCCATGTACCTCGACCCCAACCCGTAATGTTAGCCATAACGGACTCCGTTAGGCGATGCGGATGATCGCGTTACTCGCGTCAGCAGTTGGGAACTGAATCGTGAAATCACCGGCAGTAGATGTCTTGTCTGCACCAAAGTTCAGAACAACAACCGCATCAGTTGTGCCTGAACCACCAGCAGTCGTGGTATTATAGATTATCGCACCTCGCGCCGTGACACTGGCGTTAGAAAACGTCAAATCGGCAAAATCACCAAAGGCTGTTGTGCCAGATGATACTGGAGTGACGCTAGTCAGAGCGGCTCCGCCAGCGGTATAGTTTGTACCACTAACTTCGTTAGATGTAGAATAATCCGTGGTTGCTGCATCAAGAGAAGCAGAACTTGTGAAAAGTGCTAGTTTGAAAGTGTGACCTGACGATGCGGTGAAGTTGTGCTTACCTTGAAGCAGTTCCACCTTAAAAGAGGTACACATTGCTTGTGTAATAGCCATTACAGTCTCCTTATAGCTTCGGCTAGTTCTGGATGCCCAGCATCCGATAACGCATTGTATATCGTAGTTCGATCACTACGAATAGCTTCACGCATGTAAAAGGCTATTGTTCGTTCAATATGACCTTTGAAAGCGTTGGCTTGATCTCGGATACCAGGATGTGCGGTGTCCGACACAGAAATAATCTTTTCTGCACAGCGTGAAGCGACCTCTTCCGGGGTAAAACCTCGGTGTTCTGTAGTCTTCACGTTTACTACGGGAGTGTCCGGCAGATCAAAATTCATCTTGAACATTAGGTCTTCTCCCTAACAACAAGTCCTTCACGATATGCGTCAGATGTTTCAAGTCCTTCACCGAAGTTCTTGAGACGCAGAAGAGCCTGCTGAAACTGTTGATTGTAGTTTTGAAGGACATCTGGTTCGCCCTTCATAAATGTATATGCCTCAATCAAAGATCCGTACAAAAGCGTCATTGGAGCGTTTGTACTTAGCCATGTAGTTCCGCCTCCCGCTTGCGCTGTAAGACTGGCAGGGCGATAAAAGTAGTGTAGTTCGACTGCTAGATTCGCGTTTGGCGTAGGGGCGATCAGAAAGTTAGTGATGTCAAAGAACGCATAATACTTCGGAAACCCAGTTGTTGTGGCGTCCGGAGTATACTCCTGTAAGAAGTTTACATCCTTATACAACAAGAAGGTCTTATCACTCGTTGTGGCGTCTGTAACAGACAAAGAAAACGGAGCCAAGAAATCCGCTGGGCAGTTCAAAAACTGATTGTTTTGTGTCAGCGTGGCAGTCTGATTACGGCGGAAGAAAGTAAGACCTACGCTTTTTAATACGCGCTCTTCTGCTTCAGTGATGAATATGTCCAAGTTGTTAACGAAAGTCGTTTCCTGATTCTCGCAATAATCCTGAATCGCCTGTTTCAGCTCATTGTATGTAAAACTCATGCTGTCACCACCGTGACGCTACCAACGGCGCCCGTCCCAACTAGATCATTTGTGTTCAACCCACCGTTGTCATACAAGCCCACAGGATTCCAACCCCACTGAATCGTTCTAGTGTCCACTAGCGTGGGATCTGGTCGTGGATTACGAAGAGCTTGTGGGTCGATCACTTTGCGTCTTGGGTCAAGCTGGGGATGCTTTGACTCATACTCATCGTGCCCAACCTTCAAGCCGTTCCATTCAACCTTCATGTCCCGCAAGCGATAGCGGAATCCGGAACGATCAGATATTCCATACGCATCTTTTCCGGAAGCATAGTTACCCATTAGACCCTCAGATATTGAATGTCAGGTTGAAGTTTCAACGAAACTCTATCTTCGTCTTCGTCTGCGGCGCGTTGGAACTCTTCCTCATACACCGTTTTGAGCAGCTGAATCCGTTCTGGAGCCTTTTTCAGTGCAATGTAGTACGCCATCCCAGCCACCGCACAAGGCAGAAAGCGAAACGGTAGCTCGACATCGTTAACTAACGCATCCGCATCCTCAAGGCGGCGGATGTAATAATAAACGAGCTGATCTGTGCTATTCTCTGGCGTAGGCCAAAGCGTAATCTGCGGCAGGACCTGCCGATTAAAGTAAAACTGCGATGGACGACCCTGTGTCGTCTTTGTAGGCACCGAAAGGTAGTCCCCTCGACTAATCTTGTTCAAATCATAGTCCGTTCCGCTACGGCGCAACGCAACTTCAAGCAGATCAACAACATCCGCCGTCAGCGTCTCGGTAGCCTGACCTTGGGTCAAGGTAATCGTTGCTTGACGCACAGTCCACAGATTCACGCCTCTGTTCGCCCAGTCAGCAAACATTAGATTCATAGACCGCCGTGCAGTGCGTGCGTCATATCCAGTGCGAACTTCTATACCACACCGTTCATACGCCTCTTCAACGATGTCAGAGACATCAAGATTAAAGTCTCTTGACCCAGAAGTCGCCATTACATTCTTCCTCTAGGTTTGCGAGTAGGAACAGAACCCTGCATCATGTTTCCAAGATTTTGAGCAAATAGCTGCGCTCTTTTCACATCTACATTGCCACCCATCTGGTAACCCATAGCCATGGCTTTGCGAGGGCTGACCACGCCACCATCTTTGTAGCCCTTTTTGTCTTTTTTCATGCCCTTCATGACTTTTTTCTCCTTTTAACGGATTTAACGCGCCTCGGCTTGCCAGCAGGCTGCCCCAGACGCTTCTTCTGGGATATCCTACTCTTTTTTTCGCTTTTAGACAATTCGCTGGCAGTCTTGGGCGTTTTGGATGAAACCCGCTTAGACGGGCGACAATAAGGGACACCACGTTTCTCACCCTTCTTTCTGCCACAAGGCTTGCCAGTGCGGACATCTTTCCATTCTTCCTTAAACCAACGCTTGAGCGCCGCACCTTTCTTTGTCTTACGAACTGCCATCAGGATTGCTCCACTGAACCTCTAGTTCTCTTCCGCCGCTTCGGCAAGACGCATCCGCAACCTCGAGCTACTGCTGTGCCCTTGATAGGTTTCCCTCGGAACTTGCGCTTCGGTTTTGTTTCTGGAACTTTCATTAGTAGGTCTTACCCTTGCGTTTGCTTGTGCTATTTTTAGTTTTAGAACGCTTACTCTTTCCTCCAGTCCCCCAGTTTTTGGCTCCGACCTTTCGGCATTTTGCGATAGCCCCTGAAGCATACGCTGACGGGAAGACTTTATATCTTGCCTTAACCTTTCGATAACATGCGTCCTTTGCCATTCGTCCACCTTTCGTCACCTGCTTACTTGTTTGTGCCCTACTAATTGCCATTATCTAGTTATCCAGAGAACAATCATGCCCCCACAGATAGCAAATAGCTGCGCGAACACGACCATTAGAATCATCCACAGGCGCTGACTTTGTTGAGACAGATCATCCTGCATATGTTTCAAATGGTTGTTTTCAATCGTATCTAATCGAGTGAAAATAACTTTAATGTCGCCTTCCATAGACGAAATAAACTTCCATTGTCTGTCTTCTGTTGAAATATCGGCCATCAGCACTTCCATCGCCTACGAGCCGCGCAAATACGCTTCTTAGGCGTCTTCTTGCAGTTGATGTTATGCATCTTCATCTGCCCTTTTGAACGGCTACAGTATGAAGATCGGCGCTTTGCCGCCTTAGACCCTTTTTTTACTTTGCCTGTAACGGCTGTTTTTAATTTAGAACCGGGGTTAGCTCTACGATACGCAGCCACACCAGCTTTAGTCATTCCCGCTCCAGATTTAGTGGAGCGGAAATTCTTTTTGTTTCGCGCAGGCATTTTTGATGGCTTTCTAGCCATCAGCCGAAAAACCCTGTTATTGATGTAATGTTTGTCAGTGTTACATGACACTCATCATCAAAAATTATACCGTGATCCGGAATACTGACCTGCGTATCGTCTGAAGTGTTAAAAACCATATCTAACAAGGTTGCCCCACCACTGCCGTTCTTAAATACGACCTGTGGGGAACCACTAGACGCGGTCTGAACATAGAAAGCCTTCAGTCGAGTTCTGCCACCGTTTAAGGTGCCAGTCGCTGTCGCCGTCTTTGCAAAAATAGAAGCAGCCATAGTGCCCTCCTATTAAGCTGTGTCAGAAGTAGTATCAATTCCGAAGAACTTCAGTACCAAAACACCGCCAGCACCAGCAGTGCCAGAAATCACAACCTCTACCTCGTCCGGAGTTTCAGTAGCGGCAGTGGTTGTGCCACCAGACATGCCAAGAACACCGTTACAAGGGAAGAAACCTTTGAAACCGGTTGAGTTGAGAGCAACAGAGATGCCGTCAACAAAACCATCTGTATCAGCGTCTGTGCCGATGTCTACAAGGTTGATGTTGTTAGCAGTAGCACCTGTCACAACAACCGCTACACCCATTGGAATGAAGTTGGCAGGGATGCCAATAGACGCTTCTTTGTGAGATGTACCGCTAGCAGCAATCGTAATGCTTGCTGTGTAGGTGGTCATAGAAATGTTGCTGGTCACGGCGCCTGTGGTTGCGTTCTTTGCAATCGCACTGAATCCGTTTTCGGAGCGGACTGGTCCGCTAAAGGTAGTATTAGCCATGTAAATCTCCTGTCGTGGCTAGTGTCAGATCCACACTGGACCTGTCAGGGTAAATCTAGCATACACGAAAAAAAGCGAAGCCGCAATTAAGACGGCTCCGAGTTTAGGGAGGAAACTTACATCGCGTAAGGTTCTTACAGGCTAACAGAAAAAAGGGCGGCTGAAAAGCCGCCCTTTACCCAGTATGGAGGACTAGGATCTTTATGCGCCTGGTGAACCAAACACACAACGTGGGTCTGAGAAGCCGAAGCTGTAACGCTCACGAGCCTTGAACCGCATGTTGCCTGTGTCGAAGTCTGCTTCCATGTTTGTGGACAGTGGAGTACGCTCAAAGTGGATCAATCCACGAGGAGCATCTGTCATGATGAAGAACGCATCTGGGTCTGTCAGGAAGTCGTTAACGGCATAACCGTCAGGCAACATTCCCATTGACGAAGTGCGTTGTATCGTTGTCCGCTGTACCAACACGAAGGTTTGAAACCATCAGACGTTCTGCAACGAATTGCAGCTGACGAGGGATAAGTAACTTAGTGCCACGAAGAGCAACTTTCAAACCACGCTCGTCAACAAAACCTGCGATGTTGATCAAAGCATCTTCAAGAGATGTTTCGTTCAAATCAGCAGCAGTGCTGGTTCGTTGGCAAACGTACCACCGTTAGTAAGCGGATGGTTATGTCGCACAAAGTGCAACACCGTCACCACCAGCAGACGCACCAGCCGTAAACGCGTTGTTAAGAATGCAGCAGCTTTAACCTGCTTTGTGTGTGCCATTGAACGAGCCAACGCACGAGTATAACGCGAACCAAGACGATCATAGAGATTGTCTTCGATAGCTTCCTCAGTGATTGAGAATGCCAGCGCAATGTTTCGTGGTTGTAACGAGCAGTGTATGCTTCGTTAGCGTCGTCAAAGTTGACTGCGGAACCTTCCGATTTAGTCGGTGCCGCGCCGAAACCGGATAACATAACTTCTTCTTCAAATGCTCGATCTGAAGATTCAGTTGTGAAGATCTCTGCGTGTTGGTTTTCGTACCGGTTGTACTCCATACCAAACAAGGCGTTGAGGCCCGGTTCCAGCTCTTTCGCTAGTTGTGCGCGAGAAATAGCCATTTAGTGAGCCTCCTTATACGCCAGTAGTCGATGGAGTACCAGCGACAATCGCACCGTTGGCGGAGTTGAAGCTGTTATTCAATCGAACGATTACAGGGATACCAGCCGCTGCGTAAGTCTGAGTTTTCAGGGTCATCCTGAATGCCCATGATACGCAAGGTGCAAGTGCAGCAGTAGTAGCGATTGTGCTGACACCCAACTTAGCAGAAGAGATACCAGTGGTTGTTGAACCAGAAGCACCTGTTGCAAAGTTTGCGTTAGCGAACACATGACCGCGTGCAGTCGATTCATCAGTCAATGAAGCGTCTGATGCGATAACAAATGTTTGCATTGGATTGTCATACACGAAGGCTTTGACGGGGTGATTTGAATCCGCGCCAGAACCAGGCCAGTAGTTTGAGAAAATTTTCTCACCAGTGGTAGACGAAACGTATTCGCAACCCCAGAAAACACCAACAAGACCTACAGATCCACCAGCCGCCGCGCCAACAATGTCAATGAAGCCAGTTGACAGCGGGATAACAGGGGATCCTTGGTAAATCGCGTTTGTGTTCCCAGAGGCGATACGATATTCAGTCGCACCAGTGGTGTTTGCGGCCTGACCGACCACACCAATCGGACGAAGTCCGAAGGCACCATTAGTATTTGCCATGATAGCAATACTCCTCTAATTACTCGGAGTCGCGTTGACGACCTCCGAAAGTTACACGACTTTGCCGATTATTACTGATCGGCATTGAAGGATGTTGTTCCTTCATCAGAGTCCTGATCTACAGCAGTCATTTGTTCGCGGGTTCGGCCCCCGTAATACTGCGGTTCTTTCTGCGCTGTCTCTTCAGGTATACGGCACAGCATCAGTCCACCTTGTCCAATAACACCTGCATATTGCCATCGTCGATATCAGGGCTTCATAGTCGTGGATACTCGTCGCTCGGACAGGTTCCCATCCTTCACGAAGCTTGGCAGTGGACGTTCATTTTGTCTTCCTCGCCTCGCATTGCGAATCGTATCCAACGATGCACAAACCCATCGGGGCGTCAGGTGCATCAAGGTGACTGGGCGGTGCCCATGGTTTTCTGCGCGTTTCTTTATCGCGTGTTGCGTTTGACGCGGTTGTTCTGGTCAGCCATTGCTTACTCCTTCACATACTTGGCGTATTCTTCAAGAGGTACGCCCAGTTTCTTAGCCATAGCCACCTGTGATGGTGACAACTTGACGGTCCTGCGCCCCTGTCGATTACTACGAGATGCGGAAGTTGAAGCCGAGGCGACCCTAGAACTTCCCTCGTTCTGCTTGACACCCATATCATTCGGAAACCGATTTTTGATACGGCTGTCTAGTTCATCATAGTAGTCATCGCTGTTCGGGTCAAACCCTTCTTCGTTGACTAGATTATTATGAATAACAAATGCGGCTTGGGTCATGATCTCATCTTCACCAAACCATGTGTTCTTTTCTGCCCACTTCTCAGCTTTCGGATCAGGCTTCGCCGCCGCTTGAGGCGCCGGCTGCTGAACCTCTGTGGGTTGAGGCACAGGCTGTGCAACTTGCTGTTCCTGCCGCTGTTTAGCCAGACGGAACCGCTCTTGCTCAATAGAGATTTTAGATAGCGCTTGTTGCGCATCAAACATCGCATCAACGTCACCGCGATCATGAGCCTCGCGATACGAGCGTTTAGCTGTATCAAGTTGCGAGTCAAGCCGAGTGCCGTACTCAGACAGATAACCTTGATCAAGATTGCTAAGTTTAGTCTTTAGCTGTTCGTTCTCTTGCTTGAGCACTTCTGCCAGACGGGCAGCCTCTTCTTTGTCGCGCTCTGCATAGCGATACTTTTCTGTTAGCTTCTTGATGCGCTTCTGCACACCCTTGCTATAATTGTCCAGTTCATCGCCATCAGCATCTTTAGCAGACGTTTCCTCTACTTGAGGAGCGTCTTCCTGTACCTCTGGCTGTTTCTGATCCTCGTCAAGTGTTACCTCAACATTCTCTTCTTCAACTGCTTGAGCTTCTGCCATCACCATCTCCTCAGACATGCTTCACATCATCGGGTTCAAGGATGGTAGCGATTACCTCATCATCATTGATGATGCGAACCTCGCCGCCGTCAATCTTAAACCGTGAACCTGCATACCGACCAATACATACCCACTGGCCCTCTTGGCACCACGCTTCAGGGTTGTCACCAAACTTGTTGGGGTCCTGGTACGCTAGCGGGCCTAGCTTGAGAACATAGGCCACAACAGTAGCCAACGCCTCACGCTCACGAGCTTCGGTAGGTATGATGATCCCGCCCTCGGTCTTGGTCTTGCCTTGATAAGGCATAACAAGAAGCCGCCAACCAGTTGGTTGCGGCAGGCGTTCTTTCAGGGATTTGTCTATGAGACTGGGGTCTAAAACTCGTTTCTCTGACTCTACATATGCAGATTCTGCGGAAACTGGGTCTTTTGCTTTTGATCGCGCTATGTGATCAGGAACGTATAATGTCTTCGCCATCGTCTACGTTTTTCTCCAGCAGGGCTTTGATCTCTTCCTTGGCGTAGACAAGTCCCTGTACTTCTCCCACCAACCGCTGGTACTGCTCAAAGTTTGAAACACCACCAGATGTCAACATGTCAGCGATCTGTTCTTCTCGCTTCGCCAACAAGTTATAAACAAATTTTGCGAAGTCTGCAACATCCATTATATAATATCTTTGTAGTCTGCTTGTGCGTCACTTGTCATTGGGCCACCCTCTGCCCAACTCTCGCACCACTTCTCTGACCGACAAGTAAACTTCCAAATTTGACAATAGCCCAAATCTCCAGAGTCATCTCCGATACATTCAAGCATCTCGTCAGTCTGGTTGTAGGCCGCGCAAGTGCCACAAATCCGGCTAGAGTCTGTCGCGCTACCATACGCCGCTTCATCCTCTGCCTTGCGCCTATTCTCAGCGTTCAACACATCATCTTTGGTGGGTGCTGGGCAGCTGTCCCCACCATCGGACATCTTGTCTACGGGTATCGCACCATCCGGTAATATGCTGATCGTAATAATAGGCATTAGTACGTTCCGCTGTAACCACGGCCAGAAACTGCGGCACCGCAACCACGACCTTTGCTTGTGTTAACAGACATGCCGCTACGATAGCCCTTAACCTTGCCACCGTGCTTATAACCAGGACGTTTTACCATGCCGCCGCCCATCATGCCTTCACCGTCACCCATTTGGAAGAGTTCTAATTTGATGATCTCAATTTCTTCTTTATCCTTTTCATTCGTAGGATCAAGTTCTTGAAGTTGAGAACGCAAATATTCAGCGCGGACATCTCCACCTTCAGCGTATTTAATCATACCGCCGCCCATCTTGCTATTGTTCATAGCTTCAAAGTCAGCGCCTGTGATTGCATCACGCGGTTCTGCCACACGGGCAATCTTCATCTGCTTTTCAGTGTATTTAGATTTTGGCATGAGAGACTCCTACTTCTTTCCGAAGAACTTTGTTGCTGCCCTTGTGCCAAAGCTGGCACTTACGATAATTCCAAGCGTATACCTGTAATACTCCGGCATCGCTTCCAATGCGACAAAACCGTCTGTCACGACCTGTCTGCCCCAATCTCCACAGAACGCTAGCACCAAAGGCACAGAGAACAAGATTGTCAGCCACTCGTCTTTCCACGAGTTCTGACTGCCTTTCGCCATCTCAAGATCCCAGTCGATCTCTCCGGTGGCCTTCTTCTCCATGATGGTAGCTTCAGCCTTGGCCTTGGCGACCTTGGCTCCAGCTTCCGCTTTTGTTTTCTCGACCTTGCCCTCTAACCATGTTCCGGCTAGGGACGATATTGGTCCTATAAGAGCTTGTAACATCAATATACCTTTACCTGATTTGGGTCTACTTGTCTAGGAACGCAGTATGCCGTGGCTCTATCACGCGGATCGGTGAACTGCGAAGAGACGTAATTACCGTACCTTTTTGTCACCTGTGACGCAAAATAGTTACATTCGGTAATCGAATAAAAGTACATGTTTCCACTCTCTAGTTTGCGAAACTCTCCCGTGCCCAAATACACAAGAAGTAGAAACGCATCTATCATTTTCTATTCATCCAAGCGGTAGTGCCCATGTACGCACCAACGATACCAGCTCCACTGATGTAGAACAGATTGCTGATCTCGCTCAGTGCTTCAATCCGCTCAATGCTAATCCACGGGGTAAACATCATCGCTGTAAATACGCCCATGCCGATCAGCGTAAACCGCGCCATACGAAGCTGCGCTAGGCTCTTACGCAACTCACGCTCCGTCTCCTTGATGAGCTTTGCGTGCTCTAACTCCTCGTCCGTGACTACCCCGTCACCATCTAGGTCGTATTGTTCGTAATTACTTTCTGACTGTAACTTTTTCTGAGACATGCTATTCCCACTTCACAATCTTACTATCCGTGTTCGGACTGTACTCACACATATATGAGCGAGGACAGAACTCGGTGATGATCATAGACTCGGTGGTTCTGTTGGCGCCCAAGTAGTAACAGTGCCATTCCTTGCCGACCTTTTCATACTTGGCTAATCGACACTCAACCCAAGTGGTCTCATCCGCTTTCGCAGAGTGAGACTTGAGCAAGAGTACAAACAGCACCAGTAAACCAACAGCAAGACCGATCATAAATATCCATGCCACGATCTCGACAAACTTCCGGCGCTTTTCCCTCTGAGCGTAAACAGCGTCTTGACGCCTCTTTCTAATCTGCCCCTCCATACGGACGAGTTCTTCCCATGCCGACTGGCCCATTGTCAGGCCAATCCACTGTTTTAGTTCGTCACGCTGTGCGGCTGCTTTTCGTTTAGCGGCGAAGGCTTCTAATGCTTCCTGTTCAACAGATTTACCACCGAACAGCTTTTTGAACATAGGAGGGTTCTTGGCCTCTTTCTCCATCTGATCAAGATCGGAGAGTGCGCCCATCCAACGCGAAAGGTCGGATACCATCGACTCGATGTCCCGTCCTATCGCAAAACCTTTTTTGATAGCTCCAAATGCCGCCGTAGCGGTAGCCATCGCTGATACTGGATCCAATTACCTATTACGCATCGCCAACTCACGCTGGGTCTGGATGCGTTCCCTATTCACATCTGCCCTGTCTTCCGCGATCTCCTCTTGGAGTTCGATTCGCGCTGCGTCAGTCATAGCTCGCTGTTGGAGCTTCTGGCGTTCAAGTGCAAGTTCAGCCGCGTCCTGTTGTGCTCTACGCTCGGACTCGGATGCCTTGATAGCTAATTCCTGCTGCCGGATTGCTACAAGAGGATCTTGTTGCCCTTCCGGCGGTGCAAGCATTGCGGTGACTTCTTGAGTAAACTGTGCTTCTAGTCTCGCGACCTCGGCTTCAATCATGTCCTCAGACATCGCAGATGCTGCCTGCATTTGTTGTTGCGCCATCATCGGGTCTACTGCACCCATCTGTGCCGCTAATGCCATTTGTTGCGCCTGCGCCTGCTGTTCTTGGACTTGAGCCATTACAGTCAAACGTGCCTTCATGGATATATGATCCTGAAGATGCCCCATAAATATAGCATAAATATTGGGGGATGTCGAAACCAACGGCAACTTCATAAACACAATGTGTGTCATGATATGCGCGTCATGGTCTTGTTCTTGGAAGGCTGTCAGTAACTCGCCCTGCATACCCTTGGCATTCTCAATGCTCGGACTGGTAGGCTGTGGCTCTTTCTTGGCTGGCAAGATCTCGTCAATGTTCTGTACCTCAAGCGCCTGATACATACGTTTGTATGCTTCGTGCAGATTGTGGATGCCGGGGTTTGACTGCGCTAGCTGAAGCTGTGTCTGTGCCAACGTCACGCGCTGTGCCATCGAGAAGATGTTAGGATCCGATACAGGGATCACATCCACACGCCCATCAAAGTCCTGTGCTTTGATTTCGGAAGGTGCTCCGGCTACCTCATACGGATATATTGGAGGGAGATTTTCCGCGAAGATTCTGGCGAGGAGCCGGAACTCTGTCTTCTGTGAATAATGCAGACGCTTATGAATAGCCGACATGACCTTCATACCGCGCTCAAGCAATGCCACAGTTGTGCCTACGGGCATATCACCGCTCTGGCTCTCACCAATCTGCTGATCAGCAATAGACACAAAACGGCGCCCACCCTCAATCAAAGAAGCCAGCAGTTGTGCCAACGTGCCAGACGGTTCCTTGAACGGAAGTGGAATAATAGAGTTACGGATGTCACCACCAGGTGCATCAATGTCCCTGAACTCACCAGGAGACAGAGGCTCGTCATCATTACGAATACGAATGCCCCGTGCCTTGAAACCAGACGGCAGGTTCGCCAGCGTACCCGCATCAATCAACTGACGCAGAATGCTGGTCGCCGCACGACCAAGGCCACCAATCATATGAATCAGACCGAAGCCGTAGAAACCCAGACCGGGTAGAAACTTGTAGTGAACAAAATACTGCCGCTTGGTTTTAAGCTGGTCCTGGGCATCATAGTTACGGGTGATCGCCAAGATCTCCCCTGACCCATGATCAATCGTCACGATGTACGGCAACTTGATACCAGTAGGCTGACCGTCTGGCCCTGTGTCCTCAAACCCCTCAAGATCTAAATCAACATGCATCTCCAAGATGGTATGAATCTCATCAGTGTAACCTCGGCTTACACCCTCAATCTCATCCACCTTGTCACGAACCGGATCGTCCGCGTCATCGTCAGCAGAAACCTCCACATCACGATACATGCCAGCAAACTGCATCTTGCGAACTTGGTTGCCGTCCATACGCAAAACATGCGTCACACGCGGAGCTGTCGCCAGATCCGTAGCCGAGTACGGCACAACCAGATCCTCGGCAGGCACAAACGCAGAAACCGCACGCGCCTTAGTCGGATCAAAGTATACCTTCTTAAATGTAGAACCAGAGAGCGGTAGATAGAACAGCATCTGATCCGTGTCAGGATCAAACTCCTCCATGACCTCAGTAACCTGATAGTTCATGAAGTTCTTCACGCGGCTAGCCTGTGATTCCTTCTCCATGGTCTTGGAACCCAGAACCTGCGTCTTTACAGGGCCGCCAGCAGGAAGAAGCTCCTTATATGCCTGCGCCTGAAACTGAGTGACCGACTCCGCAATCAACGGATGTGTCACGCCAGATGCACCCTCAAAAGGCTGTGTCCGTTCCTGATACTTGATACCAAGCAGATCCAAACCCTTGGTGTAGCCTTCTTCCCATTCCTCGCGAGACTCCGTATCCTCTTCATACAGACCACGCAACTCACTAGAGATCTCCCCCAGAACAGCCTCGTCAATCACCTCGGCTAGGTTAGCCATGTGATCATACTGTTCAGCCTCTACTTCAATGCCATCTGGCTCTCCGCCCATGAGTGCCTGAATCAGTGCACTACCATCAGCCTGCTGCATAACCTCCGCGCCACCAGCGAAATCTTCCACCTGCGGCACATCTACTTCCATGCCCTGCGGAGCCTCGATTCCTGAATCTGTCAAACTGCCCATGGGCTGTGGAGGTAATGCCATTAGAAAATCCCCTTAAAAGTGCCGCGCCGCTTGACCTTTATGACACCACCATTAGAAAAAGAGTTAGCTATAGACTCAATCTTCTTGGATTGTTGCGCGTGCATGTTTGATGCTTTTTGTAGCTGACCGCTAACCTTCTTCAGCTTGTTCTTGGCTTCTACCAAGCCGCCCTTTTCATAACTCTTGCCCGGAAGAGGAGTTTTTGGATAGAACCCAAGCTCCAGATCAAACTCGTAGTCCAGAATGTCCGCGACCCTATCAGCATCATAGCCAAGCCGCTCTAACTGGCGCTTGCGATTAGAACGTGCCTTGGGAGTGTTAAATTTGCTGGACATTAGTAATACTCCCGTTTCCTTGGATACCAATCCGTATTATCGTTCTCACCCTCGAGTTCGATAAAACCACCCTGCCGGAAACGCATCAAAGCCATCGTCATGCTATCAACAAAGTCATCATGCTCCCCATGCGGGAAAGCAAGACATTCCTCAATAACCTCGTCCGAAAACTTCTGTTCCGGTGCCCACACCATCCCCGCCTCAAACAGCGGTGCTACCGTGTGCATACGGGTTATCTTATCACGACCTTTGCTCGGTGTATAGTTCATCACCGGAATGCCGGCTGCACGCAACTCATCCGTCAACGGTTGCCCTGACGCCTTGGCCTCAATAATAACCATGTCAGGTTCCCAATATTCATACTCCTCTGCCGCCACACCTTTAAGTTCTGGGAAGTTCCAACGACCACGGCGAGCATCCATAAGTATGACATTATCGGCGCCAGTCTCGTCATTCGTGAATACCCCCCATGTCGTTATGGCAGAATAGTCAGCCGTCTCTTTCTTGCTGAACGCCGTATCGTAAGACTGAATGATGTACTTAACACTAGGAATGTCCTCCTTCTCCCAGATGTTCCACCACTCCTTCTTTACAATCGCACCTTCCGCCGCAGTCGGATTCTGCTGCCACTGAGCATTCCACTTGGCAACAGGCAAAGACGCCTTGACCTTGACCAACGAGTCATGATCCCAGAACTCCGGCCACAAAGGCTTGTCAGACGGCAAAATCGCAGGAAACTCCACAACCTCCCACTCGTCCGCCAAGGTGTCCGAACCCTGCATCTTGATAACCTGGCCCGTCAGATCCTTCTGACCCCAGCGCGTCATAACGATGATGATAGAACCACCCGGCTGCAAACGCTGACGAGGACCAGAGGTATACCACTCAAACGCATTGTCAAACGCCGTGCTAGACAAAGCGTCCTGCTCCGAATGCGGATCGTCAATAATCAACAAGTCCGCACCACGACCCGTCATCGCCGCACCAACACCAGCCGCAAAGTATTCTCCGCCTGCCGATGTCCCCCAACGACCAGCCGCCTTGTCGTCCGCCTTCAACCCAGTGTCAGGAAACACAGTCCGATAATCAGGCGTGTCAATCAAATCACGAACCTTACGACCAAACCTGACCGCAAGTTCCGTGTTATGCGTTGCCTGAATAATCTTTAACTTCGGATTGCGACCCAAGAACCAAGCAGGCATCAAATATGACGCAAACTCAGACTTACTATGACGCGGAGGCATGTTAACAATGAGACGCTTTAACTCGCCCCTCGCTACACGCTCCAGCTTCTCCGCAATGATCCGGTGATGTTTCCCCTCAATAAACCCATCGTACACATGGTGAACAAAGGGCATGAACTCTTCACGAGCCTTCTCACGAATCGTAAGACGCACGCTCTGATTCTGAAGAGCATATATCTCTTTTAGAACGTCCTCTGGAACTGTCTCTAGGTTCATTTAGACCTGCCTACCGAGAGCCGCTCCTGTCGGGGAAAGTGCTTGAATACCGGAACGAGCCTGCTGAATGTTCTGCGCCTGCACTGGTGTGTAAGGCTGCAAGACAAACGGATTAATCTGCCCAACTTGTGTGGCCTGTGTCGTAGGCTGGAACAACGTAGGCAAACCAGTGGTCGGATTGATTACGAAGTCTGAACCAGGGGCTGGCTCATCTGCTGTGATCAATCGTCTACCGGCTGACATACACCGTCACGCATCTGATACCCTTCAGGACACGGATCTGCCGTAGCCTGCTGCATCTGCTGACCGCCGTCACCACCCGTATCCGCTGGTGGATTGACCAGATTGGCGTATGGCCCATCGTAGTTCGGATCCGGCATTCCAGAGTAAGTGACCATGCCAAAACGGTTCATGTTCAATGTGCCACGACCCGCCGGTACGTCACTGATGGCGCCTGTCTCAGGATCCATGGTTCCACCCATAGACAAAAGCTGACCAGACTGAAACGCTGCCTGATCTGCCGCAGAAGCGGGATCAGAAGTCGCACCCGTCAACAACCCTATCGGACTCATCTTACCCAGCGCGTTGGTAAAACCAAACAACCCTTCGCCGGGGATCGTCTCAATGTCAGGGTTCAATTCACGATATGCGTCAGCATAGAAGTCTTGCGCCGGAGTCCCCGCCGCTGCCTGCTGACCCATCGGGCCTGTAGGCGTGACACCCGCTTGCTCTTCCGGTGTGCGAGTAGAAGCGTCCACCGCTGCCTGAACACTCTGCTCGAGAGGCGAGAGTTCACGCCGCCCTAAACCAAGGCTACCACCCAGACCCTCAAAAACACTTTGTGGAGCGTTATCGCCCAGACCAAAGATGGCCTGCTGCTGTGACAACTGCGTCATCGGATCCGCCGCCGCCGTATTGATAACACTCATCTCTGGCCTTGGCACGCTCATGCCGCGACCATCAACATACACAGACTGAAACTCATTCGTAGTAATCGGACTGCCGTCCGCTGCCGTGCCAACCAAACCAGGACGGCCAACAGAACTCTGCTGACCAACCAAGAAGTCAGATTCGGGAGCCGAGGTATAAGACCCCGGCTTTGCGGTCATTAAATCACGACTCGTGCCGGGAGCATCAAACGTCTGAGAAACAAAACTAGCGCCATCCGGTAACGTAACTGTTTCTTCCGTTAGTTGCGGTGGACCCTGCAAAACAGACGCCGCAGTGGCGGCAGGAGTGTTCATGATTCCAACAGGCACATTAACCGTGCGTGCCGGACCAACAAGTCCCGGAAACTCACCGCGATTCTGCGCGTCCGTCATAAGCTCCGTAGCTTCCGCATCACCAGAAACAGACCGAGATAACAACTGCCGCGCCGCTGACTCCTTAACCTCCGGACTAGCCAAGTCACTGCTCAACTGCCGCGCCAACAACCCAGATGATACGCCCGTGTCAACCACACCACGAATCGGGCTAGGTTCAGGAAGCGTCATAGGAGACGTAGCCGTAATATTAACGTCAGGCTGAGATATCTGCGGAGCAACAAAATTCAACTGCGGCTGGTTCGCAGGAAACGGACCATATGTAGGCTGAGTGATGTCACCAACATTCGCCAAAGCCGAACTAGCAGGAGCGCCAGCCAACCTGCCAGCGTCCGAAGCACGCTGAAGTGCCGCCGTCTCACGCTCCGCGACACTTGCCGCCAGATCCTGCGCACCCCGTGATAACGGATTACCAGTCTCAGCCGCAAACTGCTGCTGCGCCATAGAACGCTCAAAGTCCGTGGCATTGCCAGAAGTCACAACACTCTTCGTGCCGTCCGCATTCGTAGATGTTACAGGATTGCCCCTGCCGTCAGTAACCGTGCCAGCCCTCGCCGCCGCCCTTTCACGAGCAGCCATCTCATTCGGATTAGAACGATCTGGAACATCGCTGCCAGCATCATTGCCGCTATCAGAAGATTCACCCATGCTTCAATCTCCAAGCATTACCCTGTCTACCATCAGGACGTTTCCAATACGCCACCTCATGATCGGTAACATCACTGAGGAACTGACGCATGTCTCTCGCAATATATAATACACTATCAACCGCCACCATGTCCATAACCCACAACTGATCGCCGCCAGTGCGCGAAAAAACCTCGCTACCACTGTACTTGCGCGTCTCCCCCTCCTCAAATGTCAGAAAACACCATGTGCAAAAACCAACTAACGAACCATCACGCATCCAATACCGAACACGACCATGCTCAATCGCAGGAATGAACCGATAACCAAGATCCCTGATCCGCTGATCCCTGTACCAAGGCGCACTGTCCAGTAACACACACATACGACCAAACATCTCAAATGAATTTACATCAGAATTTTTTTCCATGCCCAGGGACTCCTTTAGGCATTCGTACAATTAATTTGTGGATCTTGCAACTTGAACCTTGGCTCAATGGAAAAACACGGGAATGAATCTACCCAACTAGGGCGGGTGGGTGGGGCGGCGCTGCCCGTTTTTTTGTCAAGGGGGTCGGGGGTATTTTATTTGCAATATTCCCCAATTTTTTTACCAAGTAACCCCTATTAAGTGTTGTATGTTGTCCCATGTTGGTGTAATGTCATAGGACATTAAGGGAAATCGGACGGCAATAGCCAAGCGACCCCAAAGCAAACTTGTCATATGGAGGACAACATGACTAAAACCAAATTTATCCGCGCCGGTGAGTTCAACAATCTTGAAATCAAAGCGCAACATGACATGGCCAAAGAGATGGTCAAAGCATGGACGCAAGCCAAAGCGGATATTGAGGCGGAAGCCATAGAGGCTGACTTGGCATTCAAGCAGCCTCAAGATTTCAATGTGAAAGCCAAGGCGGCATATGTGCAGACGCGCATGATGTTCACTTGGAAATAGCAACCCTAGGCGGTGGCAATCATGCCACCGCCGCAACCTTGTCTTGGAGGACAATATGACTAAGAAAAACCCATTTGGTAAATCGGTCTCTATCGAAAAGTTTATGGTAGGGGATCAGCAACCTTATGCAGTCTATCAGGCTAGGTCTGGCGATCTTGGCGTTATCACTATCGCCATTTTGAAGACATACAAAAAGCCTGATAACTGTAAGGCCGATCCTTATTCGCGGTGGTTTACTGCCGCGATGTCGGATGCGACCTATGGATCATGGGATTATGGCGATCAATACGCTGATGAGATCATGAACAATTTCATGCTGATTGAATGCACGCCAGACTGGAAAGCGGCATATCATGCGGCTGGTTAAACTTAGCATGGTGCTAGCAGGATTATTCCTGCTAGCGTCTGCCCATCTAATCTTCGGGCTGGTGGAACCGCTCGATGATCTAGGTCATCAGGTCATGCGACTAGCCATGATCCTACACGCTGGCGCGGCATTCTATTGCGCTGGCTTATTGCATATCATGAGGAGACGGCGCTAGCCGTCTCCTTTTTTATTTGCCTAGATTTTAGATGCTATAGTCTTACGCCTATAGCAAAGGGCGGCGCCCTACTGGTGACTAAAGCCACCAGTCCCGAACCCGACCCGACCCGAATCATAGCGAACCCGATCCGAATAATTTAGTTTGTTTTGTGTTTGTTAATGTGTATAATCATTCTTGTAGGGAGTCGCGATGACCGCCGACCAGTGATGCGAACAGCTCTCCCTACTCTTTTCAACCTGTCTATGGAGGACAACAAAATGAATATCGTATTTATCACAGACCAAGGACATGGCTGGGGCATCGTTTCAAGAGAACAGCTCGCGGCTGCGCGGATGTCTGCGGCAGATTTCTCACAATGCTCATACCAAACGCCTAATGGTGAGATATACGCGCTGGAGGAAGATTGCGATTTTCCAAAGTATCTGAACAAACTTGACAGCATGGGCACGAAATATGAGATCACAGATCGCTATGTTGACGAGGATCACAGAGACAATCCAAGATCATGGGATAGGATTTAGTTCCTCCATAGGACGGAAAGAGCGGCAGAGATGCCGCTCTTTTTGTTTGTGTTTAGTTTGTTATTAGTTATAATGAGATATGCAATAACCAATGGAGGATTAGATGCATAGACTAAAGTTTAGAAGTAAAGAGTTCGCGAGAATGATTGACCACATGGTCAAGCATGACCGCAAAATTCCTTATGTGGATGAGACCACAGATGAATATGGTTTGTGGCTTGTAAAGGATGAGGGCATCTATCTGATGTCACCATCGTCAGAGCGTGACATTGTTAGCAAAAACAAATGTCACGTTATCTATGCGCGTGGATATTCTCCGCGCGTTAAGGATTTATGGGAAAAGACTCATGATGTAAGCGGAGATGATTTCGCGGAGTTCATCCCATTGTCAGAACAACAAATGATTCGTGTCCGCCGGAATGGTGAATTGGACATTCGTCTCTCAGAAACGGAGGTATCTATCTATGCCTAATTGGTGTCAGAATGTAATCTATGTGTCTCATGCAGACAAAAACAAGATGGTGGCGTTGAAAGACGCCATCATCAATGGCGAGATGTGCGACCATATCAAACCCATGCCAGAAGCATTGAAGGATACAACATCTCCTTCAGACTCTCCTAATTGGTATGATTGGGCGTGCGATAATTGGGGCACGAAATGGGATGTCTGTTCGCCATGGGATACAGATGAAATCTATAGCGATGAGAATGGCGAGACATATGTGTTCAAATTCGACACAGCATGGTCGCCACCAATCCCTGTATATGATGAGATGATTAAACAGGGATTCAATCTAGTCGCCAAATATGTGGAATATGGCATGGGATACCATGGCGAATATTCTGTTGATGGGGATTTCTATCACAATGAAATACAGGATGGGGATGAGATAGACGAACATCTCCAATCTGAATACGCCTAGAGCGATGGGGCTGGTGATGCCAGCCCCATCCATCCGGCTGCCCAGTCCTCGAGACTGGGCTTTTATTTGTTTTTGTTTCTAGTCCTCCATACTAGAGCGGCGCCCAGGGCCAGTCCCTGGGCGTTTTTATTAGTCCCGAATCCCGAACCCGAACCCGACTCGAGGCTGCCCGACCAGGTCGTGGTCCAGGTGAACCCGAACCCGAATCTTTTTGTTTGTTTCCTGATTGTTTTTAGTTTATATTTAACTTGTAAACTATGGAGGATTACAATGGACGTTTTGAAAATTTCTAAAATGACAGGCAAGCTGGACGGGTTCAAAGCATTGAACACGAACACGCTGACCAATGAATATTGCATGAAAATGAGCGCGTGCGGGGATCCGTCAATCATATGCACAGAGTGCTATAGCGTTGAGATGCTAAACGGATTGCGCAAAAATTGCGCTCCCGCATGGCAACACAATAGCGATATGTTGTCCGGTGGATTGATTCCGGAGCATATGTTGCCGACAATCCTAGACGCATTTTTTAGGTTTTCCGGTCATGGCGAATTGATAAACCTGACCATGCTGGAAAATTTCCACAACATCACGTTACATAATCCGCATTGCTCTTTTGCATTGTGGACAAAGCGCAAAGGATGGATTCGCAAGTTTTATATGCAGAACCAAAAACCCGCGAATCTTATCCTTATCTATAGCAACCCGCGCATTGACGCGGTAATGGACAATCCGCCGGCATTCTTTGACCGGACGTTTAACAACGTATCACCGGACAGTGACGCGCCACAAAATTGCACCGGCCAAAAATGCAAGGATTGCTTGCTATGCTATACGCCGAACAATGGCGTTACTCAAATTGTAGAGGCTGTGAAATGACCAAAGAAGATATCATCATGCACATAAAGCACATTGTCGTTGAGCAATGCGAAAAGGATCCGGAGGATAGAGACATATTCGCAGCCTTCGGCGCCTTGATCGACAAGATCGAGGATAGCATAAAGGAGGAGGAGGCTTAGGCCTCCTTTTCTTTTGCCTCGAGCCCAGGTTGCTGTAACCCTGGTACTGGGGCACCAGTCCCTGGCTGCCCAGGTCCAGGATCCCCGATCCCCGAACCCGAATCCCCGACTCCCGAACCCCGAAGCTGCGCCAGTACCGATTCAAGATGCCCGATCCCCGACTCCCGAACCTGGTGCCACAGGTCCTGGTGTCCCGAACCCCGAAACAAGCTCCCCGATCTTAGCCCATTGCGCCCGATTTCAAGGCTCTGGGCGCCTTCAAACAAAATTAGGTCACCCGAAGGGAGGTGCTTAACCAAGATGAATGACAAGCCGCCATTACGCGAATACGCGGTATTCCACGCGATTTGTTGCGGCGATAATCGAACCGTGTTGTTTTTAGTTGTTTTTAATTCTATCCAGAATACAAGCCCAGACCATGCAAAATGTACGTCAGGCACGCCGCCACCATGGCGGTTCTCGATTCTAGTCGGATAACAGCTCTTCGGCAGATTCCTGCGGACGGTGTTCCAAAAGTTCGCCTCCGGTGTCGGCATCAGTTACCTCCTTATACTCGCCTTCAATGAAGGCTTGTGGATACTGCTGACGAAGTTGAGACAAACGGGCGGTGATCTCTTCACGGGAAAGATCATCAAGCTGGTGAATCTGTTCTCGCCTATCTACGGTCAAGCCACCAAGAGCGGAACGAATCTTCTCAGCGTTAATCGCCGCTGAAAACTGGCCAGCCTCTTCCGCACCAGAAGACAGCTCGTGCAATCGCTTTAGCTGACCTGTTACGGTTACGCCATATCGGCGTTCTCGTTCTTCTCTTAGTTCTTGGATGTAATCGACAAGCTGTGGAAACTTTTTGCCTGCCAAAAGATGACCAGCAATGGACGCCGCACTATTGGATGCGTATCCAGCTTTTCTAGCGCACTCCGCATTGGAGTAGATTCCTTCAACATAGTAACGAGCGAACTCACGCTGACGATTCGTCAACTTTCGTCCAGTCTCGGCCTCTATATCATCTGCAAGAATATCGGTTTTCTTGGTACACATGTCACACTTGTACCCTAAAAAAACAATGATTTGAAGCCTTTTCAAAAAAGGCCAAAAAACCAACATTTGTACTTGTAGTCCTATAGAGTCTCCAAAGTGTGACAAGTGTGCCAAAAATGCTTAGAAGTGTGCCAAGCTCAAACCCTTGATATCCGTGGATCACAGCCATTCTTGTCACACTTGTCACACTTGTCACACTACATTTGAACTTTTTTCAAAACTTTTTTTTCAGCAAAAGAGGTGTAACAAATGAGACAAGTGTACCAAGCCGATTGAGGAAGAGTATCGGTTCTCTGGGTTCGGTAAAATAACTTGTTGCATGTTGTCTTGTTTCCTGTATAGTTAACAAATAAATATCAGTCATGGAGGACGATATGCAGGAAGTACAGGAAAGGCTCGTGATTCAAGGTTCACGCATCGAGTACGCTATTTATTGCGACTGGTGCTGCGGTCATGGGTTTGAGTCAGGCAGGCGCGGCGATGTTGTTGATTGTCACAAGTGCCATGGTTCGGGATTCAAGTTTCATCAGATAGTGGAGGAAGACGATGGATAAGCGAGTTTTGTTTGATGGTCTTTGGGATTTGGTCAAAGAATCTGACGTAGATTTCTTGGAGGTTTATGTTGGTGATGAGGAAGAAGGGCAGATTTATGTCCGGTTTGAGAATCTTGAGGAGGCAGACAATGGATGATTTGATTTCAATATCTTTAACCGCGAAGCAGTGGAATGTTTTGGAGGTAGCTCTGGATCGTTTCATTGAGGATCAGGTTGATGATGGTTCGGATGAGGCGAAGCTCTATGCCGGACATGGGAATATTGTGAAGATTTTAATGCAGAAAGTATTGGAGGCAGACAGATGGGAACTAGAGCGATTTACATTTTTGAGGACGAGCATGAAGAGGTTCATGTTTACAAGCACTATGACAACTACCCAGAAGGTGCGGTGCATTTCATTGAGGAGGCCAAGGCGTATGCGTGGCCGCTCCCTCGGTTTGAGGCTGATGAGTTTGCGGCGGCATTTGTTGCGGCGAACAAGAACCGCAAGGGCGGTGAGGTTCGTTTGGTAAATGCGAGGTTCAAGGATCGTGAAGAGATGTTGGAGGCCAATGATTGGTGCGACTATCATTATGTGATCTCAAAGCATAACAGCCAAGATTTGTGGATTGAGATTTATGATCGCCAGCATGTGGACAAGTACACATATGATTGGGTTTTGATTGATGAGTTAACGCATACGGAAATGAAGGAGAAATACGGTGAACGTGCTATCGCTATTTGACGGAATGTCATGTGGAAGGCTTGCCTTGGAAAGGGCTGGCTTTCCTATTACCAACTACTTTGCCAGCGAGATCGACAAGTATGCGATCCAAGTTGCAAAGGCCAACTTTCCTGACACGGTGCATCTGGGTGATGTAACAGGTGTCAA